TAAGTTTCTAAATTATATCTCCATCCATCTGAACACCATAATATAAGACAATGAAATCCTTTATTTAATTTTAAATCATTATAAATATAAGGTTCTCTTTTTATTTGGAATTTCATTTTTATTTATTAATGTTATACTTGGTATACCTAAATTAATAATAAATTGTAATTCTGATGAATTTTGAAAAATTTCTACTAAAAATTCAGTATCTTTTAAAGAATTATGAAGTTCTTCTTTCAAAGGTTTTTTCTTTAAAACAAATTCATATAATTCAATTAATTTAGGATTTTTATATCCATAATTACCTGGAAGTTTTAAAATATTTTTAGTTAATTCCATTGTACAATAAGTTTTTGTTATTTGAGGATATGCACGTTTAAGATCCCATAATTCAGCATTTATAAGAACATTAATATCAAAATCTATATTATGTGCAATTAAAGGTTTTCCTTGAGAATCAGACCAAAATTTATCTAAAACTTCTTTTAAATCTGAACCTTCTTTAAAAGCTTTTTCATATGTTATACCATGTATTTTAATAGATTCTTGTGGAATTTCCCATTGAGGTTTAATTAAATAATATTCTTTTTTTTGAATTGTTAAATCAGAATTTAAAATAATCCACGCAATTGATACAATATGTGGCCAATTACCTGGAGCTTTATATGCTTGATCTCTATATTTTGGTAAACCTGTTGTTTCTGTATCAAAGAACATTTAATATTATTATGCTGATGGCATAAAAGCCTTAAATATACGACGAACAACAGGAACTAATAAAAGAACTGCTATAAGACTACCGGTTAATGCTGCTGAAAGTAATAACCAACTAATTGTATCTCCAGGACTACTGATTGTAGATGCTATAAACCCAGTATTTATAAGCCCAAAAACAAATGCGGCAACAAGTCCAACGGCGACTAAAATATAAAATGTTCCAATTAAATTTAATTGAAATTCAACTTTCATTTTTATAATTTAACGGCGAGTTTTTTTATGTTGACGTTTTTTTAATTTTTTATGTTGAGTTTTTCTTTTTCCACCTTTTTTATTAAGAGCATCTAATCTTGCTTGTAAACTTGGAAGTTGACTTTGTGGAAGAACTGGAGGAATATAAGTAGGTTTAAGAACTTTAGGTGCTTTTTGACGAATTTGTTCACCTTTAGTTATTAATGAATTATTCATTGTATTTAAAAAATCTTTTCTAAATGTTCCAAATAATCTTAATCTTTGTAAATCACCTCTTAATAATTTTTCACGATCTATAATTGTTTTATAATTAGTATTAACTTCATTAATTTTTCCATTAATTATTATATTTTCTTGCTCAGTTATTTGAATTTGTTTTTTTATTTTTTCTAATAAAATATCAGCTTCTTTTGAAATTAATTCATATTTTTCAAACCATAAATTTAATGCTGATATTAATTCTTGACTACCTACAAAACCTTGTATTGCTGTTTCAGCTTTTGTTTTTTCTTCTAAAAATGTTTGTCTTGGATCTTGTTTTTTAAAAAAATTAAATAAATCCATTTATATTTATATTATATTTTACGCAAATGTTTTTTTTGTTTGTTTAATAGCTTCTAACCATTCAGGAATATTTAAAACAATTTCTTGTACTTGACTAATATTTTGTGGAACAAAATAATGTATATCTAAAGTTGAAGATTCACATACATATAAAATTGAAGTTATTAAGAAAGGTAATCTTTTTTTTAAATCACCTTGTGACCATCTTAAACAATACATTTTATATAATGCTTCAATATATGGTGTTATAATTGTAACTTGTGGTGAATTTCTCATATTTTCCATAATAACAGCCCATAAAATCCATATAGGTGATCTTAAATATTTTTCTTCAACATAATCATTAGATCTATAACCACATATAAGATAAGTTTTTTGATCTTCTTTATATTTTGAAGCATATTTCAAAATCCATGAAACCCAATATAAAGCTTTTAAAGAATCACGTGTTTCAGGTCTTAAACAATAAGCAAATTCATTTATAGGAATATATAATTCCATAGGATCTTCTTGTTTCATTATAGGTCTAGCATAAATTGATGATGGTGCTTTTAAAGATTCTTGTATAACTACAGGTGTAAAATCATGTTCAGGACGTATTCTTGGTAAAGTAGGTAATTTAGCTTTTCTAGTTAAAGCAAGACATGCACCAACTTCACATAAAATTTGTCTAGCTTCAGAATTATTTCTAATATCTGTCATAGTCATTAAAGAATATTGTTGTTCTAATGGAGCAAATCTTTCATACATTCTAGTTAAATAAAGAAAAGTTTGTGGAGCTCCACGATTAATATGTAATGCAGCTGAAAGAAATAAAGTATTCCAACATGAATGTGTTAAACCAGAACACATTAATTCTAAGATCCAATAACATGTATAATCTGCATGACCTAATTTAATATTTTCATCTAAAACTTTAAATACATGTGTTCTTAAATGTCCAGAAAATGTAAATTTCTGGAAATCTACAACAGTTCTTGAATCTTCAATCATTATCTTTTACGTTGAGTTTTACGTTTATTATAAGAACGCTTCTTAGTTTTTTTTCCACCTTGTTTTAATACTTGACCATTTAAATCTTTTGGTCTAGCTTCTTTCTCATCATATGCAAGAACTTTCCCTCTTCTTGCTTGAAGTTTTTCTAAACCTTGTTGAATATGATTAGGTTCTTCTTTAGAAGATAAAGGTAAATTTCTAAAATCTTTTTTAAATTTTATTGTAGACATTTTATAATTTACTTTGTAAAATATACTAAGTATTGATATTCTTTTGATGCTGGTGTTAAAGAAACTTTTTCTTTTAAACGAAATCCAGAAGTTTTAGCAATTTCAATTATTCTTTCAACTGAAGGCATATTCCAATCACGAATTTGTTCACGATATTTTATTCCTTTATTATCTTCAGGTTTAAAATATACAAAAGTTTCTTTAAATTGAGCATCATCATGATCTTTCTTTTTTTGAAAATCACCAATATATTTAAATTTTGAAAAATAAATTTCAGATTTAGTTTGTCTTTCTAATGAATATTTTTGTAAAGAAAATGCAGCAAATGGTGAAGCTAAATTTAATATTGGATCAAATTTATCTGGATCTACTAAATGAACAACTAATACACCTTCAGGATGTAACCATACAAATGCATTATCAAAAATAACTTTAGGATTAGGAAATTCATAAATTGCAAAACCTGTAAGTAAACATGTAGAAAAAGATTTTTGTGGAAATTCTGATGGATTAGTAATATCAGCTTTTTTAAATTTTGCTGATGGACAATCTTTTTCAGCTTGTGTTAACATATCTGCAGATTTATCTACTCCTACAAAATCAACACCTAAATTTTTAAACCAACATGCATGTGGAGATATACCACAAGCCATATCTAATATTTTTATTGTAGCTTGAGGTTGACCAGCTAAAGCAATATCTTGAATAGAAACACGTTCAAAATTTAAATCATGTGAATGCCAAAGATCTTTATAAATACTAGCATATAAAGAATCATATGGTTCAACTTTTTCTGAATTTTGTTCAAAATGTTCTTGACCTCCAGACCATAAACATACTGAATAAAAAGCTAGTAATAAACACGCTACAAGAAAAAGTTCAGAGAACTCCATTATGAATTTCCCCCAAAATAATTCAAGATTTTAGGATACTTTAGAAAAAATTGATATATGCAATATAATACAAGAAAAATAATTAATCCTAATTGTATATTATCCCATGAAAATGACCATCCTTGTTGACTTAATTCAAATGTTCTCCATTTAACATCTGAATCATCTTGTTTTTTTTGTATAAATCTTGTAAATTCATATGAATCTTCAGTTGTAGGACCATAATCTTGTGGTGAATGATCATCAATTTGTTTTTGTCTTCTTCTTACTTGTTCATCTGCTTGTTCAATTTTTTGTTGATTATAATTTTTTAACCATTCAGGACCATCTCTTAATGAAAAATATGCAATTTTAGCTCTTTCATATCCTTCAGGATCTATACCAGCTTTAGAAGATGCTGCCATATAAGCGCCTTGTAAAGTTTTTAATTTTTTTTCATTTTGACATTTAACATCACATGCCATTATTTAAATTTAATATAAAATAAATTCCTCCTACGAAAACTATAAGAGCAACATAATGTGTTGTAAATCCTAAAATACCACTACATAAATACACTATAATTAATAAAACAATTATTACTAAACTTTGTAATAAAATAGGTAAAGCTTTTGTTAATAAACTAAGTCTTCCTTGTGTTCCATTAACACTACTTTCTAAAGGAGTTGTATCAATTTTTTTAATAGATAATAATTCAGTAAACATTTTTTGTATTTGTGATGCTTGATTTGATAATATAGTAGAATAAGTTGAAATATTATAATTTGTTTGAGAATCTTGAACTATAGAATCTCTTAATTCATCTATAGGTTGAGTATCATCAATTAAACTTGAAGTTAAATCTTTAACATAAATATTTCCTAAATTTCCTTGTGAAGGTGAAGTCATCCATAAATTTTTAGAATTAGGTGAAAGATTTCTAATAGGATTTGGTACTGGTAAAGTTTCACATAGTTCTCCTTCACATTGTTGTAATTCTTGTCCATCTGTTGCATATAAAGTAGGATTAGCATCACCTAATATACCTGTAAGCATACCTTTAAATTGTGGTATAGGTGACCAAGAAGATTGTAAAGATTCATCAGTTTTAAATGCTGCACCTTTAGAATCTATACCATATAATGCACTTGGTGAAGCAGATGTAATTAAAACACCAGAAGTATCTTGAGATTGAACCCAATTAGAAGTAGTTCCAGGTTTAGCTAATTTATATTTTTTTCCTGCTGAATCTTGTCCCCAAATATATGATGAAGTATTAAAAATTTTTGTAAGATTTAAAGTCATAGGTATAGAAAGTACTTCACCTGAATTATTTGCATTTTTAGTATTTAATGAACCTGATTTTAAAATATAAATTAATGAATCATCTAAAGTAAAATCTAATACATTAGAATCTTGTAAAACCCAATTACCATTACATGGTGATAAACATACATATAAAGAACCTTGATTTATACCCCATACAGCACCCATAGAAGATTCTGAAACTTTTTCTAATCCACCTGAAATATTTTTCCAATCTGTTTTTCCAGTTTCTGATGATATTAAATTATTTAAACGGTCTGTTAATATAGAGTAATCCATTATTTAAAATGATATAAATTAAAATTTAAGAAGCATTACCACCTGCTGCTCTATTAAATATAGGTCTTAAACCTTTTTGCATATAAACTGATACAACACCAGATGTAAATCCACGATTACGATAATCTCTACCAAAATTTTGTTTAACTTCAGGAGAATTTGTAGGATTTACTTCATAAGTAAATGTAGTTAATCTAGCAGCTTTACGGATTTCAAGAATCTGTGAATGATCCATTGAAGTTCCAAATTTTCCATTAGAATTTACATTAGGCATTTTATTATTATTGTAATAAAATAAATGGATATACAGAAATATCAAAATCAACGAGAAGAAGACCTTCAAGTTTTTAAATCAGAATATGATGACTTAAAAACTCAATATATTAATTATTTAACTGAAGCTGTTTATGATACTTCTAAAATTCAACAAGTTCTTGATACAAATAAATCTTTATCAGATTTAGTAACTAAATTTATAAGTGAAACACAAACTAAATTTGATACAACAACTTTACAAAAATTAAATGATGAAATTATTGCTTATCAAAAAGAATATCAAGAAATACAAAATTCACAAAAAAAAGCAAAAACTTTAAAAGATATTTTAAATAAAGAAAATTCAAAATTAGATTCTATACAAACTGAATTTACTCAATATTTATGGTATTTATTTGGTGCTATATTAATATTAATATTATTAATTTTTATAGCGCCGTCAACAAACTTGCCAGAATTACCAAACCTCCAATTGTCCACAATCCATTAGTTCCTGAAATTGGTAAAGAAAAATTTTCATATAATTTCTGTTGAGGTTCCATTTTATTATTAAGTTTCCAAAACATTTGATACACAATATCTATAATATTTAGAATCACCTGCAGATTCAGATAATCTAGAAATTTCTATAATATCACCTGTTCTTGCACCTAACCATTTTGCCATAGCATCTTGTGAATCTATCCATGGTAATTGCAATTTCAAATCTGTAAGACTCATTTTCTTTTGTAATTTATCAATTTCTTCATCATCCATTATTCTATGATGAGGAACTTTACGATGTGTAGAAATATCAAATTGAAGATAACGAATATTAAAGATTTGCATTAATTGATTTTTTGGATTAGAATTATGAGTTCTAATAATTTCTAAAATATTATCGGATGGTGATGTAGCAAGAATAATTATTAGACCATTAGTATAAGAATTATCTTCACAAAATTGTATATAAGATTTCAAAACTCCATCTGTCATTCTACCTTTATCACTAAAGATTATAAGTACACCACCAAGATTATACATACGTGTATCATCTAATGAATTGCCTAATGTTTCAATTTGTTCAACTTTTTTTTGACGAGAAATAAGCATTGCTTTTAAAGTTTCAAGAGCTTTTTCTTCCATCTTATTTGTTTTGTTTTATTTTAATTACAGTAAAACTCTTTCCGTTTTAAGTATAAATGACAGGATGGGATTATATTCCTTGGATTTTTCTTGGTTTAGCTTTATTATTATTTCGAAGTTCTTTTGAACATTTTTCTAGATTTGAAGATACTTCAAGTAGACGACGAACAGATGCTTTAGTTAATTCATCATTTAAACAAAAAACTAATCATGCTATACCTGAAAAAGAATTTGATGCACCTATAGCAGGAGTTCCAACACCATTTAGAGTAAATATGTATGATGCTCACTTATAAAATATAATATATTAAATTACTTTTTATTTTCTGCATTTAGAATGGCTTTTAAATTATCTTCAATACGTGACTTTTGATCTGCAGGATATTTTTCTTCATGTAAGAGTTTTAGACAAGCCTTTTTAGCAACATCTGCATGTCCAGTAAAACAACTAATAATACATAATTCATCCCATACTCTCCAATCATAAACATCAGATTCAACAAATAAAACTTGTTGATTAGGTTTAGGAATTTGAGAAGCATATAAAATCATTGCAAATAATTCTTGTGAAAATAAATTTTTTGATCTACAAAATCCAGCATATGAAACTAGAGATTCAGATCTTCCTGGACTACATTCATGTGCTTTCCATGCCCATTCTTTAGATTCCTCTACATTAGAAAGTAGAAGTCTTGATAAATTCATAGCAGCAACACATTGTTCTTCTTTCCATTTACCAATTTCATATCTTCTTTTATACCATTTAATAGCTTCTGGAATATTTCCACCATCACGATAAGATTGAGCTAAATAAAAAACATTACGTTCATTTTCAGGATCTTTTAAAACTTCTGCAAGAAGAGTTTCGGCATCTCTTAAATATTTATTTCCTTCTTGCATAGATCTTGAACCCATAGTTCTTCCAATCATATAAATTTCAGGTGGAAGATTTGCAAATTTATTATCCTTTTTATCATTTGTAGGATATTCATGTAAAACACCAACATAACGCCAATCATCATTAGCTTTAAAAAATTGAGTTCTTTGATAATCAATATTTCCACGTTTAATATTTATGTTTAAAGCATTAGGTTTATGCTCTTCAAATACACCTTTTAAAAAGGTTTTAAAATTTGGTGGATAAGAAATTAAATCATCTGCATCAATCATTAAAATATAATCCATTTCCCCATCACATAATTTTAAAGCTTCAGATCTAGAATCACCAAAACCTTTCCATTCACGTTGATGTAATTTTCCATCAATATTATGAATGTCATAAAAATTTTTAATTATTTGTATAGTATTATCTGTTGAACCTGTATCTACAATACACCATGTATCAATTAAATTTTTTGTGCATTCAAGAACTTCATGAATAATATGTGATTCATTTTTAACAATCATACATAATCCTAATTTCATTTTATATTTTGAAGTTTAAAGTACTAAAATCCCTTTTGATTTTTCTTGAGGTAATGTTCCATTTTTTCTATGTTCTAGAACTTCATTCCATGTTTGTTGAAATTCTAAAATATGATCTGTAATCCATTGATTATCTTTTTCAACAATACATGAACGTGTTTTTTCTAAAATCCAATATCGGACAGTCCATGAAAGACGATCTTCTAATTTAGAAGTCCATTCTTCTACATTTCCATTGGCATAAAGAATTTCACCAGGACGTTCTGCATAACAACCTTTTTTATTTTCTGAATCAGACAATTCAGAATATGAAACATGTTTAAATTTAGTTTCAAGATATACACATTTTTGAAGACCAGTACATTCCATTTGCATTTGCATTTGATGATAATATTCATTAGGAATCATAGAACCTTCTTCAAATGAACGTGAAATTGGACATTTCAATTCTAAGAGATAACCTTTAAGATCACCATCTAGAATTAAACCATCGGGTGAAGCTCCTAGAAATTCATAAGAAGGATGAATTACACATGCTAAATCTTGAATAACAGAAATTTTCATTTCTTCTTGATAAATTTGTTTTGCTATAGGTTCAAAATGTGTTCCCCATACACATGCATATGGTTGTGAATTTCCTTGAGGTTTAGAAATTAATTTAGATTCAATTAATTCTTTACGTTGTGAAAATGTAGCTGTAGAAAAAGCTTTTGTACATTCAGATGCTGTAATTCTATTACTTCTTGTTGCAAACCATTCTGCTGTTCTTTGTTCACCTTTACCATATTTTTCAATTAAAAAATTAATTTGATCATCCATTTATATTATTAGGTAAGACATAGGTAAACTACATGGTTCTAATATAAATATCTGTAATAAAAGTTATTTATGATATTCCGTTTTCATATTGAATTTTTAAAAGATTAAATGGAGATACAAAGTCAAGAACAATGGGTATTACATAGATTGGAAAAATTTTATCAAAATCAAGAAAATCTTGAAAAAATCCGTGAAATTATTACAGGTAATTCTACAATTTCTTTAAGATTAATTGATTGGTTTGTAACAAATTTTGCAAAGAAATTTAATACTGCATTTATGTTTGAAGGAAAATATGTAATAGTTTATCCTTCTTATAAAAGTCATTTAAAAGCATATAGTAAAAAAATGTTTGATCCTTTTTGTAGATGTAAAAGAATTAAATTTGCTGATATGGAAACTACTGTAGGACAATTAAATTTTTTTGAATGGATTATTACAGATGGTATTTTAAATTATATTTTAGAACATCGTGAAAAAATTCATCAAGATATGGAATTACGTCTTGAATCACAAGAAACTTCAAGAAAAAGACATGAACTTTCATCTTCAGCTTCAAACTTACTTTCTAAACATCATGTAGAATTAAAATTCTCATTTGAATGATAATATTAACAAATGAAATGTAAACTTTTAAATAATACAAAAATAATTAAAGATTATGGATATTTTGATGGTGACATACAAATAGCTAGATGTTCAATTTCAATAAAAGAAAAATCATATACTTTAAAAAATGTTTTTATTGAACCTGAATATCGTGGTAAAGGATTATGCACAAAATTTTTAACATGTGTTCTTAAAAAATATAATGGAACAATTTTTTTAACAGTTCTGAAAAATAATGAACCTGCTTTAAAATGTTATACTAATTTAGGATTTAAAATTATTGATGAAGGTAAGACAACGTTTTATATGCAAAAATAACTTATTTTAAAAAATTAAACATTAAAGATGTATTCATTATTGAAACCATCTTTAATATATGAAGATTTATCTCCTGATATTATTGAATTAGATGAAGATCATGAAGCATCTGAATGGGTTTATTCTGATCGTCCAGAACAAAAGTTTTTTCGTGGTGCTTTAGATACACAATATCAAGATTTACATGTTTTTTCATTATATAATGATAATTCTGAACGTGTAGGTATTGTTGAACATCTTGCTGAAAATCATGCAGAATTTAGAACTTTATGGTTTTCTGATAATCCATGGAATACTTTATTTCAAGAAGAATGGAAACAAGGTTCAACTTTATATTCTTTATTATCTCCTGAAGCATATCAAGATTCTACAGATATAGATATGCTTTTAAAAGGACATGAAAGATTAGTTTTACCAACATATATTTATAAAGAATTTCCTTCAGTTTATGAATGTCAATGTAGTCTTTCTTTTTCACAAACAAAAAGTTGTCAAATGAAAAAAAAAGTTCTAAAAGAACCAATTTTTATAGATGATTCATTTATAATTTATTATCCTCCCACAAAATCTAAAGTCTGGTCTAAGCTGGATTTACTGCTGAACGTCTCTTCCTTTGAGGAGCAGCAGAACCACCAGCCGGATCAGGCATAGGTTGAGGTTGGGATTGGGGTTGAGATTCTTCTACAGGAGCTTCATTTTCTTCATCTTCCTCATCAGGAACATTTTCAAATACTGAAGATGCAGTTACTCTATTTGGAGCAAATACTTGAGCCATACTAATACGCCAAGTAATACCAAAAGATTGACCAATAATATAGATAGAACCATTGACAATTAGATTAGCAGATACTCCTTTAGGAAATACGCTTGATAGTGATTCAACAGTTAGATGTATAGGCTTAGAAGTTTGATCTACTACTTCCATACTAATTTTTCCATCATATACAGGAACCTTTGCTCTAAAAGAGGGTGGATATTTGTTGTTAGGAATATATTCATCACCAACTTTATCACATGAAATACTCATAATACTACGTTCATTAAAACTATCATTAATTGATTCTTCAGATCTTTTCTTTCCAAATAGTTTTGGACTGTTTTCAAATGCCCATTTCTTTAGAAGCTTTGAAACTCCTTGTAGAACATTATACATTTTAGACATTGCATCATCACCTTCAGCTGGAGCTTTTCCATCAGTTGGACATCCTTTTAGAGATCCAATTAGGGAATGGCTTACAGTTCCTGAAGCTTCATCTACTCTTGAAAGTAGACCACCAGGTAGTGACATTTTAGGTAGACGTAGTGAGCATCTTTGTCCTTCATACATTAGTTGTGCAGATAGTCCTTTTCCTTTCTTAGTTTCTCCTACAGTTAGTAGGTTTGAATCAATCTTGGTAATATCTAGGATTGCAATTGCAGACATGGTAACTCTTTTTATTATCTAATAGATGATAACATGTAAATCCGTTTTCAAGAACTATTACCTATATTAAGTAAATGCAGTGTTTATCAGCTAAAAATAAGAACTCGGATAAACGATGCTGTAGAAAAGCTTTAAAAGATTTGAATTTTTGTGGATTACATATTCGTTCAAAAACTAAAAAGTTTTGGATAGATGTTAATGATTTAGATAATAAATTAATAAAATTTCAATCTTTATTTAGAGGATGGATTATTCGTGATAGTTTAAAATTAGGTGGTCCTGGTGTTTTAAAAAGAGAAGAAAGACATAATGAAGAAGATCTTGTTACTGCAGATCAAGTTAGTCCTATAGATTATTTTGGATTTTTAGAAGGTGGAAAAGTTTTTTGGTTTGATGTTAGAACAATTTATCAATGGTCTTCACAAAATTTAGAACCAACAAATCCATATACAAAAGTTCCTTTAACAATAGAAGATCGTAAACGTTTAAAAAAACTTGTAGCAAGACGTGAATTTCTTCGTTTAGGAGTATATCATGATCCAAAATATTTTAAAAATTGTGATCAAATTAAATTTTTATTTTATCAAATTATACAAATTTTAAATGAAAATTTATATGCAGATATTCCTGAATCTTATTTCTTTTTATTAAATGAATTTGATATTATTGAACTTTCTAGAAGAATAACTTTAGATTCTCGTGAATGGAAATTTTCTAAACATCCTTTAATGCAAAATTATTATACATGGCTTGTTCATACCTCAATTTTAATTGAAGCTGATTTTTATAGAGGATTTATCCCTTTTTTAATAACTATTTTTGGAATTTTAAGAAATCATAAGGTACAATATGATTTTTCTTTTAAGTTTATGGCGGCGAGGTCGAATCTGATTTAAACAGGTCATGATTATACAAAGTATAACCGCGTTTGAAATGTCTACTTCCGTTCCTCAGACTAAAACAAAAATGCCCAAGACTCCTGCTGCTGCCACCCCTGCTGCCCCTGTTGCTGCCAAGACTCCTAAAGTAAAGGCCGCCGCCCCTGCTCCTGTTGTTGCTGTAGCTGCAGCTTCTGCCCCCGTAGAATCCCAAGAAACTCTTACTGCTGATGCTCGCCTAACTGCAGTTCAAGAAACTCTTAAGACTCTAACTTCTGATGTATCTTCTCGTCTTCGCTCTGTAGTTCATGAACTTCTTGAAGTAGCAAAGGCAATGAAGCGTGAACATCGTGAATCTAAGCGCCGCCGCAAGGTAGATCCTGAAACCTTGAACCCTGAAGAGCGTGCAGCATGGGAACTTCGCCGTTCTAAGAATGCATTCCTAAAGATGCGCCCTCTTTCTGATGAACTTTGTGCATTTATGGGACTTGCTTCTAAGAGTCAACGTTCTCAAACTGATGTAACTAAGTTTATTTCAGTATATGTAAAGTCTCACAATTGCTTTGACCCTACTTTCAAGCGCCGTATTCTTCCTGATGCCAAGCTTGCTAAGCTTCTTCGTGTAACTGACAAGAATGAAGTAACTTACCTCAATCTTCAAAGTTTCCTCAAAGTACATTTCCTCAAGACTGCTTAAAAAGTTTCCATGTTCTTAAAAAATATGGTGGTGCACGCTTGCTTATAAACTAATTAAAAATTATTAGAGGTCATATGACACTTAATAATTTTTCATGTTTGATAAATAAATGTGGTATCATTATTTAATTTTAGTATTAGCTTTATATGCATTTGGATCTGCGTTATATAGTCAATTAACTGGTAGATTTTCTAGTTGGTATGATCGTTTATCTGGTGTTGCATCAATGGCAGTTTCTTTAGCAGCAGCATCATGGTGTTTATCTGGAATTAATACACCACCACCAATGTTTGGTGCACGTAGATATTAGATAAAAACGGATTGTTTATAAAATTGATTAAATATATTAAAAAATCTTCTAAAGATGGCACAACCTGTAAAGTCAAAGCAAATTCCTTGCGTTTACTTTAATTCTCATGAAAAGTGCACACATTCTGATGAGACGTGTAAATACTCCCATAAACCAATGTGTACTCATATTGGTTGTCTACAGAGGGGTAAAGCACTTACTCATCTAAAAGAGAATTGTGCATTTATCAAGAACAATGTAGAAAGTAGCCCTGCTGCTCCTGTTCCTGAAGCCTCTCAAGAATCCTCTCAAGAAGAAACTAAAGATCAAATTCTAGATAAAATTTATAAAAAGATTGCAGCAAAACTATCTGGTAAACTTACTGGTATGTTTAGCGAAGGCTGTGATATGTCAGAGCTTAAGAATATTCTAGAGGATGACAAAGTTACGAATGATAATATCAAACTAGCTTGTGAAGTCCTACTAAATGCTTAACATTCTGATAAAAATGAATTAAAATGGAATTATTTTTACTATATAAATTTTTATATGAAACAAACCAAAATGCCTAAGCGTGCACACAGCTCAATCTTTGAGTTCTCATCTTTGTCTGGTGAATCTTGTATTGACCTTTCAAAAATTACAAATATTCTTTACCAAACTCCAAGATGTGTTTACAATCCAGAAGAGCCTGATCTATGGCCTGTGCAAATTACATTTCATGATGGTCAAAGACAAATCTACTATTTTCATAGTCAAGATGATGTAATTGATTTCAGTGATAGTGCTATGCAGTACATCAGGTATTAAAAAACGGAAAGTTTTTAATTAGAATTTTTTTAAATTAACTAGACAAAAAATGTCTACTCCTCAGCGTCTTAAGCGTTCTTATGCAGTTCCACCTAATGCTCCATCAAAATCATCAAAGCCTACACATTTTACAGATAATGATGAAACACTTCCCAACAAACAACTGTTCAAACCTGAACCTTCTCAATCAACTTCTAGTAATCAAACATTAGAAGGTTGTTGGTATTGTTGGGGAGCAATGGGTAATGGACCTGCATGTCTCACTCACAAATAGTTTAGTGATTGAAAATGGATATTTTTTCTTTAGAATAATTATTTATTAACTTTACCCCAACATGAATACTCCTCCACGTATTGAGCGCACTCGCATTCTTCCTGCAGGTGCCATTGCTCTAGATCCAAGACATCACAACCTTGACCACCACATTGGATTTCTTGATAGGATTGCTGCTGAAACTCGTTATGATGAGCCAAGATCAACATTACCACCATTGCCTTCAACACCTGTGCGAACTCCAGTCTTAGCACTGGTGTTTTCTCCAAAGGCAGTTGTGACTCCCTCACCAATGAGAAGGCCATTCCATCTCTCCCCAAGTCCTCTGCAGTCTCTCTTCGTGTCTGCAGTAACAACTACTGCATCTACACCCCAGTAAATTTGGATTATTCCTTTTTACATTTAAATTAAAAATTCTACAGAAGTCAAGTTTTTAACTTCTGTAGAGGATACAGGGAGTGGGGATCGAACCCACGCGGATTTCTCCAGCAGATCTTAAGCCTGCCACCTTAACCACTCGGTCATCCCTGTTCAATCTTTTAAGGTTCACCTTGTGTAAATCGTTTTACATCATTATCTGTCATCATAATTTCATTTGGAAGTTCTAAATAAAGAATTGTAGAAAAAAATGGAGTAACTCTACCATCTAAAACTAAAGCACGTATTTTAGAATTCTCAGAAAGTGTACTTAATAATTTCTTAAAAACTTTATCTTCAGAAAATTCATCACGTATTTGAACTTTACATTTATTTTCCGTCCATGCACACATATGTGCATTTTTACAACTATCTTCTTTTAATTGTCCACAAGGTTTACGAATTTTTGAAAGAAATTCAATAGGTTTATTAATACTCATAAATTCAGTTATATCTGAAAACCATGAATGTAAAAGAATTTCTACTTTTTTAGATTTAGGTGTTTCTAATAAAACATATTTTAATTCTGGTAAACTTTCTAAATCTTTAGATAATTGAAAAATTAAAAATTCATGTATTTCCGCTTTATAAGAAATTTTCTTATAAGTTTCAAGATCTTCTTTTGATGGATCACCAAATGTTAAATCTGTTTCTTGTATTTCATTAATTGTAGAATATACTTCTGAATTTTGTTTTCCATTATCTTTCTTCAATGGTTTTACAGGAATACGTAATCCTGATTTTGTCATTATTTCAACTATATTTCCTTGTGAATCATAAATATCTTCTGAATATTCATATAATTTATTAAATTCTTTTAAGTTTTTTAACGTTTGTTCATATGAAGGAATATCTTTTTTTTGTATATCTGAATATCCATTTATAGTATTTTTTTGTAAGCGTGGAAATGCTACACTTTTAAAAGGTAAAATAAATTCACCAGGTTTATAAAATGCTTGTGCTCTTGAAAAAGAATCTAAAATAATAAAATAATTTTCAATATTTTTTTTATATAATTCACCAATAGTTTGATTATAACTTGGAAAATCTGTTAAATTACAAGCTTTATTTCTTAATAAAAATAATTCTTTAATTGTTTTTTCTGTAAAAGGTTCTTCAAAAATATTTGAGAAAAATTTTAATTTTTTTCCTATTCTTGAAACATATGATAAACAATCGATAGTATCTGCAGTTTGTAAAACAATTAATCCACGTGTTCTATTTTGTGTTAATGGAGCAAAAAAAGTACAAGAAAATGTTTGTGTTGTTAAATCAATTCTAAATAAATCTACTTTTAAAATAATTGCAGAATATTCTAATTCATAATTTTGATTTAATAATCCATCTTCAAAATCTTCAGATATACTAGAAATAATTTGTGCCATTTTTTTCTTTGCTTTTTCATTATCAGAAAATGGTTTCATTGTAAGTTCTTTTTCAATTTCATTTGAATATTTATCAGATACTTTAGACCACATAGTAATAAAAGAACATTTTAATATACATTGTATCGAAAATCTAGGTGATATAACAGGTTTTGTTAATCTTAATAAAGGAGGTAAATCTTCAGATGGTCTTTTCATACCTACACGAAAAAAACCTGACATTCCTGATTGAATACGATTAACTGAAGATTTTGCAAGTTCATAACGTTCATCAATAAATAAAGATTTTAAAATTTCTTTGCTTATGTAAGCAAGACGTAATGATGATGGACTTTTTTCTTCATTCATAATATAATATTTTCCAGTATCTTCTGAAGTTTTTTCAAGAGTTTTTTGATATGGTGTTGTATAACAACATGGCATATTTTTTAATGTATCTCCTTTAGGAAATCCTGGATAAATATATCCTGTTTTTCTTTCAATTACAGGATAATCAATTATATCTGATTTTTTATCATTATATTTTCTTATTTTTCCATGACATATTGGACATACAAGTTCACCTTTTAATTCTTCTAATTGTGTTTTTTGTAAAGGTATTTCATCTGTCATACACCAATATTCTGGACATATAGTTAAACCACCTTCAATTTCTAATTTTAATTCATCCTTATATTTTTCTGGATCATATGGTGTTCCAGAAAGTTCTGCTAAATCTTCATCAGTAAATACAGTAGGTTGATGTTGTTTTTCACATTTTTTAGTATAATTTGCTGAAAGTTCTATATTTTTTGATTTTAATCTATCATAGAAATATGAATAGCCTGATGAACTTTTAATTTCTTTTTGTTCTTCTTTTTTCTTTGGAGGTTCTTTTTCAAGAAAATCAAATAAATCAGAATCATCAATTTGTTCAATTGCACTTATAGAAAATGTAGAATCAGATACTTCTAATTTTTTTGGACATATTTTATTTATTTCTGCAGATTCAGGATTAGAAAGAATATAACGTAAAATATTAGAATAATTTAAATATCTATCTAATTCACTAACATAAGCAATAATTAAACTTTTTTCTCTAATTTCAACCTTAGGAAATTTATGATGTTCTTTTGAATCTAAAAGTTCAGGATCTTCTTCAATTTTTCTTCTAATATTATCTAATGCAATTGTAGCATCATATAAAGATATTTTTAATTCTTTTTCTATATCATCAGCAGTTAATTGTTGATTTTCTTTTAATAAATTCATAATTTTCAAATCTCTAGGATTTAAATCATCTTCTAAATGATCAGATCTTAAAAATCTAAATATTGATTTATTTTTTTTAGATTCTTCAAATATACCAGTTAAACAATTCATACGAGAAGTATCAAATTTTAAAATAGTTTTTGAATATATAGCTTCAAATTTAATTTCTTGTAATTCTAATCTACATAAAGCATAATCTGATTCTTTTGTAAAAGGAATTAAAGCATCAAAAGTTAAAAACCATTTTAATAATTTTTCTTGTAAAACTTTTAAAGAATCTTGATTATTATTATCTCTATAAGATGTGAATTTAATATCTAATGAAGTTATAGCAATTCTATCAAAATTTTCTCTTGTTGTTCCTCTATATAAAACTAAGGTAGGTCTAGGACGAATAGGTTTAGTTTTTGAAAACCATCTTTTCCACATAGGAATATCTATAAAAGGAATATTTTTAGATTCTTTAAAAAATTTATGTCTTGATACTTCATTTGCTGATGTCCATAAAGTTACTGAAGGAATTTCAGATGACATAGTTAAACCATAAAAAATTTGTTCAAATCTTGTTCTTACTGCATCACCAAAATTTGTATCAACTAAATCAATACTCCATGAAGCTTTTAAAATTATAACTTTTTCTGGTTTTGGACATTCTAATTTTAAAAGATCATTTAAATGTTTAGAATTATCTTCAAGAGATTTAATTTGTAATTCTGTTAATCTTTGTGGTGATACTTTTCTAAATAAAGGTAAATAAGGACTTTCAATATCATTTTCTTTAACTATAAATCCAGCAATATCTAAATCTCCATATAAACTTAAAAATAATTTTTGAATTTCTGGAATAGGTAATTGTGCTGCAGATATTTTTTGAGCAATAGAAGAAAAATCTAAGGGTAAACAATAAGATTTTATTGATTCTACACCTAAAATTCTATATTCAATAAAATCTTTAGTTTTTTCTCTTAATTTACCTGAATATTGCATCCATTCTTCACGATCATATTTTTGATAAGGTTCATCTAAATTAGGTATATGTATTTCTTCACAATAAGCTTTAAATGTTTCAGGAAGAACATTTTTTCCATCTAAAGAAAGTCTTTCAAATAATTTTTCCCAATTACGTGGATCTCTTGAATAATAATTTTTAGTTAAATTTAAACCAACTAAAATATATAATCTATCTGGATGTATATCAATTGAACGAGAAATTTGTTGTTGAACTATTTCAATAGTATCATCATTAAAAAATTCTACTGGATATTTTTTATCATTGAATAAAATTGTTGTTTTTATCATCTCCTTATTAATTAAATGACTTTTTATATCAGAACAGATGAACCAGAATTTACTAATACATTAAAAAAAGAATTAGAAAAATATGATTATAAAGAAGGAGAATTACCTGTAGATTTTGTATTTCTTTCAGGTAAAGCTGCATATTGGAAAAATAAAATAAATTTAAAAAATTCTTTATTAACTAATTTAATTAAAGATAGTCCCTTAACAAATAAGATTGAATTACATAAATTATTTGCTGAAGAAAAATTTATTAAACCTTTTGAAATAATATCATTATATGGAGAAGCAGGATGGAAATTAGAAGATAGAGTTCCAGAATTTACAGGAATTAAAATTATGAAACCAGAAGGTGGATATGCAGGCAAAGGTATTTATTTAGTTGAAAATAAACAAGAAGTTCTAAAAAATTTAAGATATGATAAAAGTGTATATTCATATAGATATTTATTACAAGATTATATTATGGAACCTGCTTTAATACAAGGTCATAAGTTTCATTTAAGATTACCAATTTTAGTTATTGATGATCGTAAATTTATTTATTCAAGATGTCCATATTATGTTGCTAAAAAACCTTTTATTCAAAATAATTTTGAAAATAAAGATATTCATGATACACATTATAATTCTGACTTTTCTCTATTTTATCCTGATGTTCTTCCCGATGGATGGACTAAAAAAGTTTCTTTAAGTTTTTTAAAAAAAGTATTTTCAGAATTAAAATTAAAACCTGGATGGAAATCTAAAAATTCTTATTATTTATTTGGTGCCGATATAATGTTTGAAAATAAAAATCCTATTCTTTTAGAAATTAATGATAAGATAGGATTAAAAGATATGGAATTTATTATTCATGATTTTGTAAATATTCTTTTAAATGGAAAATTAAAAGGATGGAAAGAATTATAAGATAATTATAAGATAAAAAATGGAATTAATTTTCTAATAATAAAAATATCTTAAACTACAATGTTTATACATAATTCTAAAACTTGTTTTATTAATTCTCCTACACGTGCTACTGCACCAAGATTACCATGTATATCACCTTATTGTAAAATATGTGATACACATGAAATTCCTCAAAATTCTCAAAAAGAAATAAAAATTGAAATGCCTTATGAAAGACCAAAACTAACATGGCATAATTTGAGTGAAGATTTACTTCCACATCTTGAATATGTAAAAACACCACCTAGAATTTATTAATTATTAAAATGGATTTTAATACTTCATTTTTATTTTATATAACAAAAATGTATACTACTGAATATCTAAGAAATTTGAAAGTTAATAATGATAATGAACGTAAAACTGATCCTTTGAAATTTCTTATAAAAAGATATACAAATTCTATTCTAAATATGGCAACTCAAGGTGGAAAAAAATATGATATTACTGATATTCATGAAAGTCAAATTGATATTGTAATTGAAAAATTACGTGAAATATTTATTGATGTCAATATTGAAATCAATGAATATCATCATCCAGTTATGCCATTACCTCAAAAATCTATTCTTATTACATGGTAACTATATTGGTGATTCTGATATAATCATACCACAATAATTAACAGGATTTTTTGTATAATTTTCTGGTTTATAAACTCCACATTCTATTCCATCATGTAAAAGTTTTCTAAAATTTGTCCAAAATTCTGGTGTATGTCCTACAGAATATGTCATTAAATGTGCCATTTCATGTATTAAAACAAACATAACAATATTTAATTCAATTAAAGGAAATGGTGCTGTAGTTTTATCACGTAAACATACTACAATTTTTTCACCTTTATTTTCTGAATATGATGTTGAATGTGCACCTAAATCATTTTCTTCTAAAACATCTGGATTAAATTTTTCAACTAGACGTTTATAAGGTTCTTCATGATATTGTTTTACATGTTCAATTAATTTTTTTAAATTTATAGTAATTTGAGACATAAGTTCTGCAGCTTCTTTTTTATCTGGTAAATTTTGAACCTTATATTTTTTACCATCAGAAGCTTGAACTTCTACATTATTTTGTGGTCCAGTAGTATACATTAAAGCTAAAACAGTTGCTCCAATTGCAACAGGTATCATTATTATTATATAATATTTATTAGAATGAATTAAGCTTCAAGTCCACGTTTAAAAGGATTAGGTTCAATAGTAGTATTTAAGAATGGACCTACAGAACCTTGAGGATTAGGGTTTTCAGATCTTACATCCCATGATGCATTTCTATTAGTTTGTGCTACACCAGCTAAAGCGGTATTAGTGTGATAACCTGCTTGTAAGAAATTTTGTCCTTTTAAGTCATCAGTTGCTGATGGGTTGACAGCTGCCCATGCAGCACCAATTTCACCTTTAGGAAGAAGTTCAGCAGCACTTAAAGTAGTTTCAGAATAAGTAGATTGACCAGTAGATTTACGATGTTGCATAGATTCAGTAGGTTGAGCATTAGAACCTACTGCCATAGTTTTAGGTGAGAATGGACCTTGTTCAGACATAGGACCACTAGGAGTCATAGCACTATCTAATTTATCCATCATAGTTTCACCAGTTAAACTTTTTTGACCACTATACATGTTCATTAAGTATAGGACGGCGGCAGCACCAAGAATCCAAGGAGCAAATTTCATTAGCTTGCCAGTATCAAGGTTTTTTCCGGTCATTTGTTTATCTTCAAACGAAGACAAAAAACACAATGAAAAATTCAATCTCGAACTTTTTATCATCCCCCGAAATTCAATCCTTCCTCGAAAATAATATTTTAAAACCACTTTTAGATAAAGTTTTTTCTTATCTATATCCTTATCTATTAGGCATTATGTCTTTATGGATAATTATGTTCTTATGTACGATAATGATTTTAGTTTTATTATTGAAAACTGGTTTTCCAGTATAAATAATAATGGAATCACATATGAAAGAATGGATTGGTTTTATAATTGCTACCATAACAACATTTGTTGCAACTTCATATTATGTAGGTGAAATGAATAAAAAATATTTAATAGATAATTGGTCATCATTAAGATGTAATCCTATATATATGCCTTTAGCAGGATATATAGGTCAAGATACTTTTGGTAATTTTACTTCATGTGTAACATCATCATTTCAAACTTATGCAGGATTATCTATGGATGGAATGAATTCACAAATGTCTTTAGTTTCTGAAACATTAGGTTCTATAGGTTCATCAATGTCTGATATGCGTGGTATGATGGGTTCTACACGTGGTGGATTTATGATGGTATTTCAAATGGTATTTGGAAAAATTGCTAATTTAATGGGTTCAATGCAATATTTAATGATACGTATACAAACTTTAATGGGAAGAATTGTAGGTGTATTTGCTTCTTTAATTTATGCTTTTTATGCTGGTGCACAAACTGGTCAAGCTGTGTGGAATGGTCCTATTGGAGAAACTGTTCGTATTTTATAAAGGAGATGTATATCTTTATTGCAATTAATTTAATAGCCTTAGGAAGTATTATGTATTTTATAACTGAACAAAATATTCATAAAATTCGAGATGATTGGTCTGCATATAGATGTAATCCTTTATATATGCCTATGGCATTTATAGTTCAAGATCCAGGTGGTATAAAAGCTGTTGGAGATAATTTTGAACATTGTATGGCTATGATGAGTTCTTCTGTTGTTGGTCAAATGAATGATGGATTAAATAGTCAATTTTCTATTATAGGTGAAACTCTTGGAGCATTAAGTAATCCTCTTACAGCATTTCGTCAAATGTTTTCTATGATGCGTGGATTTGTTATGAGTTTTACAACAACAACTGTAGGTAAGATTTCTGGTCCTCTAAGTATGTTTGTATATTATTTAAATAAAATTCAAGATTTAATTCGTCGTATGGTAGGAGAAGGTTATATTGCTGCATTTATAGGTGTAACTGCAGTATCATTTATAGAAGGATTTGTTTCATTATGTTTAACAATAATTAAAGGATTTGTATACGCAATGTTAATTATTTCTGTAATTTTAGCATTATTTCAACCTGAAATTCTAGCAATTGTTTTAGTTTTAGCTTCATCATTAGCAGCTGCTGGAGCATAAAAATTTCGGTGTATAAAGAAAATGATGTCAAAGACTGAATTTACTTTATTACTTTTTGCAAGTGTTGTTGTTATGGGATTTTTTGGAGCTTCAAGAATGGAACATTTTATGCAAAAAAGTGTTGGTTTACCTTTAGATGGTCCTGCTATGGGTCCATATGATACTGCTATGGGAGGATGGATGTCATCTGAACATATGCCTGTAAGTTCTAAACCTCAAAATCAATCTTTAGAAGAAAATAAATTAATGTTTTTAGTTAATAATGAAGTGAGTTCTAAATGTGGTCCAGCTACATTTTCTACTGATGTAGGATATGTATGTTTAACACAAAATGATAAAAATGTAATGGCACATCGTGGTGGAAATAAGTAACTTAAAGTCTTTATATCATATTAATATAAAATGGATCCTAAAAAGTCATTTAAAGCATTTCTTAATGATTTAAGAACTGATTTTCCTTCTGAAGAATTTAAATTTCAACAAAGTGATATTGGAGATTTTGAAGAATTTGTAACACCTAAAATTTTAAAAGTTCTTCAGAGAGATAAAACTTTATTTGAAGAACCATTTGAAATGTTTGAAAAAGATTTATCACCTATGTTAAGAGTTTCTTCAAAACTTGATATATATTGGAAACATATTCAATCATGTTCTTTTTCTGCATTTTTAAGTGGAGATATGAAAACTAAACTTTCAAAACTTTTAGAAACATTTAAAGATTCTTTTGGTAATGGTAATGAAACTGAATTAGATAAAGTTTTAGGAACTGAAGAATCAAGAACTAAAGTTTCAGAAATTTTAGAATTTGTAATGACAACTAGACTTGCTAAAGTAGTAACAAGTTTAGTAGAAACTATTGATATTTCTTCTTTAGGTATTGATTTTGATAATCCTGAAGATATGTTGAAATCTATTCAAGAACCTTCAAATAAAATTATGGAAACTATTATGAAAAAGGTTAAAGATGAATTAGATACAAGATTACGTAGAGGTGATTTTACTAAAGAACAATTAGTTCGAGATATTGAGAACATTAAAATGAAAGTTCAAGAAGCTTTTGGTGATATGTTTAATGATATGCTTGGAGGACGTAAAGCTGATGTTCCATCAGCTGCTATACTTGGAAATACACCTGAAGCTCGTCGAGCAAGAATGATTGCTAGAATGAGACGCAAAGTACAGGAAAATAAAACTAAACAATAAACAAAGATGCTAGAACCTTTATGGATTAATGACCCATCAATTCTATTTTCGAAAGATACATGGTTTAAATTTGTTCCAATGTCTTATATGGATATTCCAACATCTTTAAATGCAATAGTTAGATTTACTACGTATTTTTCTGTATTAATGGCTTTATTTTCGGATATGAAATATTTAATTGCTGTTCCTATAGTTCTTGTATTAACTGTATTAGTTGAAAAAGTATTTCCTAAGGTTCGGACTTTAGAAGCATTTAAAGCTGCTGCTGCTGCATTAGAAAAATTTACTAGACCTACACCAGAAAATCCTTTTATGAATCCTTTATTAACAGAAATACAAGATAGTCCTAATCGTCCTGATGCTGCACCTATAACATCAAATAAAGTTAAACGTGAAATAGAAAAATCTTTTCAACATACGAGTGACATATATATGGATACTTCTGATAGATTTGATATGGCTCAAGCAATGAAAACTTTTCATACTTTACAATCTGCAAAAATTCCTAATGATCAAGATGGTTTCTTAAAGTTTTTATCTAAAGGAATTGATGAACCTGATTTCTCATCTGCTTTTCCTGCAAGAAATGCTAAAGAAAAATCTGAAACTTATGTTGTAGCATCAGGTTCTGCGACGTCTCAAGGTCTTCCTAACTCGACGTCTAAACCTACGGGAACGCCCCCCATTAAAAGAACCTAAACTAAATGCATCTTTTAATTCTTTTAAAGTAGATTTAGAACCAGAAACAGCTTTTCTTTTTTTATTTTTAATCATTAAAAAATGTGGAAATCCAGAAATACCTAATTCATTTTTTTTACTATCAGGGATTTGATCAGATTCAATCTCAGCAAATTCAAACCCTTTTTGCTTAGATTTAAATTCATCCCACACAGGTTTAGTTTTTTCACAATAAGGACAACCATTCATAAAAAAATAAATTATAATATTTGGTTTTTCTAATAGACTATCTAACTGACTCATCTTATTTTATACGCGTTAAAAATAAAAGATGGGTTATAAAGGAAGTAGACGTCGCAAATATAGTAAAAAAGGTGGTGATGGTTTTTCTGCTTCAACACCAACATCTGGTGAAGCTGCATTTATGATTGGAAAACGTAAAGAAGATGAAGCTGAAGCTCAAAGATTAGGAGATTTAGCTAGTTCTCGTAAAAAAGAAGTTATAGGAAAACTTGAAGAAAAATTAGGACCTGTTTCTACTTCTTCATCAAGAAAATCTTCAACTGCAGGTCGCCGGCGAAGAAAAACTCACCGTCGTAGAAAGTAAATGCAGAAAAGTTGGGATGGTTATATTATAGCTTTAGGTGGTCAAAAAAATCCTTCATCAAATATTGATTTAGGTATACCTTTTCCTACTAGTGGTGGACCTGCTTCAGGATTTTTAGAATTTCATCCAAAATATGATATACAAAAAAAATATGATGCTATGCATCCTCAATGGGAAGGTATTGAAGCATCTAATGCTGCACTTGATAAATTTAAACCAGATTTTATGCCAGTTCAACGTATGAAATAAATAAAATGGATTTAATTGTTTATCTATTAATATTAATAAAAGATTCATAAAAAATGGTTAGAGGTAGTGCAGATCAATCTAAGAAAAAACAAGTAAAAAAATCTGCAAAAAGTCGTTCAATTGAAAAAAATGAAGAAGATATTGAAGAAATTATTCATGAATTAACTACAGAATTCATGAATAAGAAAAATCTACTTGGTAATAAAGCTACAAAAGATGCTTTGAAAAATTATGAAATATTTCTTGGGAAAGTTGAAAAAGCACATGGAAATCTAGAAGTTCGTCTTGTAGATGGAAGATTAGTACAAGTTCATACACCTGGTAATATGGCTTTACATGATCTAATTAAACAAACAGCACAAGGAACTGCACAAATTCCTGAATTACAACCTTATGTTCTAATTAGATATCCTCCAGGACAAAAATGTGGTGAAACTCTTGCTCTTATTTCTGATACACTTGAAATTACTAATTTGAGAATTGAAAGACTTAAAAAAGCAGGAATTCGTGTTCCTAAAGAAGAATTAGATGAAATATTTGAAGAAGAAATTGTTGCTGAAGATTTGTAATTAAACTAAAGAATTCATTAAACTATACCATTTATAAACATCATAATCTTGATAATTATTTATTAAATTATTATATTTTTCTTCTGGGAAATCAAATTTTTTAAGTAGATTTGTAACTCTATTTAAATTTTTAATTAAAACATTAAAAATTATATTTGGATCAGAATTAAATTCATATTCTGGATTATGAAATAAACAAGTATTACCTTGAATTCTTCTTCTATAATTTGTATGTTGTTCATTCAAAAGTTTCTTATATTCTTTTTTATAATAATCTTTAATTAATAAATTTAATTTTGGATCTTTATTAATATTTTTTTCAAAATCTTCAGGAGGAATTAACATAAAATTTAAAAAATCTCCATTAGAATCTAACATAGGATATGTCACAGACATATCTGTCATACATGATCCATCTCCACATGTCATATCAAAAATTACATTTTTTCTAAATGTAGGTCTTTCATGTAAAGGAAAAGAATAATAAATTTGAATAAATAATTCATTTAAAAATCTTCCTGTAAATTCTTGAACAATTAATTTTCTTGGCATACATATTTGTGATAAATTTTTAAAAAATTCATGATCATGTTCAATTTGTTCTTCCAAAATAATAAATTCTTTTTTACCATCATAAGAAATCCATGAATTATTTTGTTTATAAAAACCTAAGGATTCAAAATAAATTTGTGTAAAATTTCTAGTATCTGAAAATCTTGGATCATAATGTATTGCTTTAAATGAACCAGTCCATTCTCTTAAAAAACTTGGATAAACTTGATCAAATACAGGAGTAAGTTTATCTAAATCAGTATGTCTAAAAACAGTACCTATTCCAAAATATATTAAATCAACAGGATTATTTGATAAATATTCTAAAATATTATTCATTTACGTCTTCTACGTTTACCACCTGAAAGTAGTAAATTATCAGAATTTTCTGGAACAGATACTCTTAAAGCTGCATCATTTGGTAATGGTAACATACCACCACGTTTACGTTTATAAGTTTTTCTAAGATTTTGTCGTCTACGTGTTTTTCTCATTTATTATTATAAGAATGAAATTTAATGTTGATCCATATTTAATTATAGGTATTATTGCTTTATTATATTTATGTTGTTCATCTACATTAGAACATATGAGTAATTCAGATGTCCAAAAAAAATTAGAACATCATAAAACTGCAACTACTTGGGATTCAGTACATAAAAAACCTGAATCTAAAAAAACTGAATCTACAAATACTAATACTAATCAATTAAGAGGACCACAAACACATATTCTTTCAGAAGCTGAAAAAGAAAAAGACCAACCTAAAGCAACATCAGAAACAAAGGCTGTAGATTATCCTTCAGTATATGGACCAGATGTAAATTTAGTTCCAGGACATAAAGATGATAATCCAAATCATGATTCTCATAATCCTGAACCTTATGATTTTATTCCAGCTGCTGATTTTCCTAAAGGACCTGTAGCACCTTCACCATTTTTAACTGATTTTTCTAAAATAATGAAATAGCTTCTTTTGCTGTTAAAGGTTCTTTTAAAGAAGTTAATTTTTCTATTAATGATTTATTTTTTTCATAATCTAATTTTCTTTCAATAGTTAAAATTAACATTGTCATACCTAATTGAAATACATCATGTGTTCCATTAAATTTCTTTTTTAAATCTGTTTTATTATACATATCAAGATTTTCTTCAAATTCTATCATAATTCTTTTATAATTTTCTTTAAATTCAGTAGTATTTTTTATTTCTAATGGAACTTTTTTAGTAAATATACTTTTAGTTACAAATGCAAAACCATATTCTAAATATACTTTCATTGGACTTGTTGTTTTAGTTGTTCGTATACTTGGATGATTTATATCAGATACAGCTCCCCAATCAATTAATTTATATTTAGTTCCACATTTTACAATATTATCATCTTTAATATCATTATGTAAATATTTATCATTTAATGTAACTAAACATTCAAGAATATCTTTTCCAAATTTTTTAATATTTTTAACTTCATATTTATTATCACATTTTTTACCAAAAATAACATAAATTTCTTGAGAACCTTCTATATGTGCACCTAATTCATCTGGATTAAATGTAATCATATCTGGTTGTAATATTTCTGAAATAAGTTTATTTGATTTTATTTCAGCTAAAAATTCTTTTTTAGCAGAAGATAATGAAAATGTTCCTTTTGTTTTAAATGTTTTAGCAAAATATTTACCTTTACGATGAACTAATTTTATAAATTCTGATGGTTCAATAACTTTTATTTCATCATATGTATATAATGTTACCTTTTTAATTGTAAGTTTATCAACTAAATTACAAAATGATTCATTATCAGATAAACATAAATCATATGCTGAACCATGTGCTCCTTCTCCTAATTTAGCTCCTCCTTGAATCATTATTATATTCCTGAGACTTTAACATTAATTTATTTGTAAATTAAAAGATGTTTGGTCTTAAAAATTATGGAGGTTCATGTTGGTTAAATTCTTGTATACAAAGTATATTTAGAATACCTGGTATTAAATCTAGATATACTAATTTAGATTCTGAAATGGCATTAAATCCAATAGATAAAAGTCTTTCAAGAATTTGGAAATCTAATGGACAAGAAGGTTTAAAAGAATTATTTGATGCTATAAATGAACAGTCTAAAAATAATGCAGCATATGAAATGTTAGCAGGAAGAAATATTGGTGATGCTAATGAAGCGTTTATATATTTTTGTGATACTTTACCATTTCTAGATTTACTTTGTAGATATAATATTGTAGAAAAAATTAAATGTAAATGTGGATATGAACAAGAAAAAACAGATTCACATATACAATTTGAAATTTATCCTAAAGAAGCTAGTTCATTAATAACATGTATTTCTGATGCAGTAAAACCTGAAATTTTAGATTCATGGAAATGTGATAAATGTTCTGAACGTGGTCATGCATCAAAACAAATTATTATGAAATCATTTCCTACTGTATTAGTATTTAAAATTCTTTCTAATCAACCTGTAACATATTCAAATATTTTAGTAATTAATTCTAATAGATATCAATTATGTAGTTTAACATCTTATAATGGAGGACATTGGTGGGCATATGCTAAAGAAGATTCATGGGTAATTCTTGATGATACTAGAGTAAGGCAACTTCGTTTAAATGAAGTTCCATCTTCACAAAATACAAAAATGCTTATTTATTATCGGATAAATTAGTAAATGCTAGATTATCCAGTTGTTTTATCAATATCAATTGTTGTTGTAGTATTAATTGCCGTAGTATTACTTATTACTGTAGGTCTAGTTCCTGCAATAACTGTATTTTGTGTTGCTGGATTAGTTTTTTATTTATTACATATTTTTGGTAAATTTGATGTAACAATGCAAGATGGTAGATTAGCATTTGATTTTCATGAAAATGCGCCTTTAGGTCATTCAGAAAAAGAAGAAAAAACACCACATATTAAAGAAGTATTTCATATTATTGGTAATTTATATACTTATGATGAAGCTCCTGCAGTATGTGCAGCTAATAATGCAGAATTAGCTTCTTTTGATCAATTAACTGAAGCTTTTTCTCTTGGTGCTGAATGGTGTTCATATGGATGGTCAGCTGGTGGTATGGCTTTATATCCTACTCAATCTGATACATGGACAAAATTACAAGCTGAACCACAAGAATCTAAAAGAACTGCATGTGGACATCCTGGTGTAAATGGTGGTTATTTTGATCCTAAATTAAAATTTGGTGTAAATTGTTATGGTGTAAAACCTAAAAATCATGGTATGAAATTTCCTCAACCTGTACCTACACAAGATCCTGGATTTAATTCAATGGTTGATAAATTTAAGAAAATGTTACCTATGAATCTTTCAGGATTTAATCGATTTATATGGTCTGAAAAAAGTATTCCTGGTGAAGTTCAAAAAAATATTTCTAATACAGCAGATGAATTATATAATTCTCTTTAATTTTAAATAAATGTATGCTTTAGAAACTCCTTGGAAACGTAAATCTTTAGAAATTAAAGATGAACCTCAACAAAAAATTGAACCTAGAGGTGCAAATTCTGATCAAGCACATAGAATATGGCAATGGTTACATCATAAACCACAAAATTATTCTTTAACACCAAGAGGTGAATCAGGAAGAAAAAAGTAGTTATCAAATATAAATGGCAGAACTAGCATTAATTTTAGCTCTGGGAGCTGTTGGTTATGTATTATCAAAAGATGATTTTACTGAAGGATTTAAAACATCTCCAAGAGCATTTGATGAACATACAGATGATGTTGTACATTCTACTGCTAAAGGACATTCTAATCAAGTTCCATTTTTTGGTGCTCGTGTAACTCAATCTATGTATTCTGGTGCTACTGATCATATTTTAGATAATCATACTGGTGCAGGAAAAGAACATTTTCAAAAACGTGAAAATTTATCATTTTATGATATTAAACCTGGAACTGGTAATCCATTTGGTCAACAAGTAGAAACTGATTTTGAACAATCACGTATGGTTAGTGCTATGCAAACTAAAAATGTATTTCCTGTAGAAAGAACTTTAGTTGGTGCACCAGGTTCAAATGCAGGATATACTAATTTAGGTGAAGGTGGATTTCAACAAGATCAATTACGTGAATGGGCTCTTCCACCTACAACTGATGAATTACGTATTGCTTCAAGACCTAAATTAACTTTTACTTCAGATCCTGTTCCAGGTGTTAATGTAGTTACACAACCTGGTATTCAAGCACCAGTAAATAAAAATAAACCTGATAAATTTGCTATTTTAGGAATGGATCGTGCAAATACAACTACAGGAGCACAAAAAGCACCTATGTTATATTCTGAACAACCAATAAAGCCTCAGGCACGTGATTCCACCAGTGTAGAATATTATGGATCAGGTGGAGGACAAGAAGGATTATGGGCATCTTATATTCGTTCATTTACTGAACCATTTGAAGAATTTATGAAATTAACTGCCGAAGGACGTCCTGGTCCAGCTGCTGTACAAGGTTCTGGTCAATCTGTTGGTTCTGATATGTATTCAGCACAAACACGTAAAGATGAAACTGTTCTTTCTGATGCTTCAAGATTTAATGCTCCAAAATCAGCATTTACTCCAGATTCTCAACATTTAGGTTCATTTAAATATAATGAACCTTTACAACAAGATTTACATATTGAACGTAATCATCCTGGAATTTTAGATGCTTTACAACAAAATCCTTTAGCTCTTCCATTAAATTCGTATTAATTTTTTAATTTAAAATCAATAAACTACAAAATATAAATGGATTTAATTCGTGAAACTTTAATATATAAGAATAATGTTCTTCATGTGTGTATGAATTCTCTAACACGTCAAGAACAATATGATTTTTTAAGATTAATTATAGCTACTAGAAAAGATGGTATAACTTTTTGTTATGATAATTCTAATGCTTATATTACATGTATTCTTGAAAAAATTGGTTTAAAAAGAACTACTTGTTAACTTCTCCTAAAATATAATTTACAAAATTTGTTGTATTAAATTCTTTAATATTATTATTCCAAAATGTAACTATAGCTTTATTTGTTTCTGTATTTAAAACTTGTTCTTTTTTAGTTCCTCTCCATAAATCTTTAATTTTTTTTATAATTTCAATAGCATTGTCATCTTTTATATCATTAACTCTAGTAATTTGTGTTCTAGGTATTGTTGCATCAAGTTGTGGTATTACATATGATGTATCTAATTTATAAGTTCCATTTGTAGTTGTTTCTTTATCTTTATTTGTAGTTGTAGTTGTACTTGTAACTGTGCTTGTAGAATCTGAATTATTAATATTTAAATATTTTATAAAGTTTTTTGAATTTCCTATACATTTGATATAAATTTCATGTGGTGTAATCATACTAGGTAATTCAAAAGAATCTTTTTGTAATGTAAGAACACTTAATAATTCAGAAATACTTTTTGTTGAATCTTGAACTTGAACTGTAGGTAATCCTGTAGATCCAGAAGATGGTAAAGCTAAATTAGCACGAATTAAGTTAACTCCAGCACCTGGTGGTGGTAATGCCATTTATCTCATCCTCGGATATTAAATGCTCCAAAATTTTGTAATCCTTCTAAAACAGTATAAGATTTAGGATTGTCATCTTGAACATCTACAAATTCAGTTTTATCAAGATATTCAAAAAAAGCTACTGCTCTTGGTCCTCTTTGGTCAAGTGTAAATGTTATTGTAGTACCTGGTAAAACTGTATTATCAATTAAAGATAAACCTAAACCAAAATTTAATGTAGGTAATTTATGCCATGAAAGTGCATGTTCTGCTTCAGTAGCTCGTTTCCAATAATCTTCTAAATATTGTTTTAAATTTAAATTTTCAGCTTGTAAAATTGTTTGTGCTTGTTGTGCTCCTAATTCTAATGCTGATTTTTCTCCTGATAATCTAGCATTATATTGTGCTTCTAATAATTTTTTATCTTGTTCTGCTTTAGCTTGTTCTTCTTGTCTTACTTGTTCTATTCTCGAATTAAATAATGCTTCAATAGCAGTTCTAGCTTGTTCAGATATTTGAACTCTTTGTTCTAAATCAGTAATACGTAATTGAGCAGCTTGTTCAGCTGCTTGTTTAGCTGCTTGAACTCTTTGAACACATTGTTCTTCAAATTGTTGTTGTAATCTTTGTAGTTGTTCAGCTCGTTTAGTTTCAGCATCTAATTCATGTTGAGCAACATAATTTATAGCAGTTTCAAGTGATTTTTCTGCTGATTGTTGAGCTGTTTGAGCTGCTTGTAAAGCACCTTGAGTTTGATAAGCATATAATTCTGATTGATAAGCTCGTTGTTGAGCTAATTGTTGTTGTTGATAAGCTTGTTGAGCAGATTGTATAGATTCTTGTCTAGTTTGTTCAGCTTGTTGGACTTTTTGTTGTTCTAATTCTAAAGCTCGTGTTAATCTTTCAATTTGTTGAGGATTACCTTTTTGTTGTTCTTGACGAAGACGTTCTTCTACTTGTGCCTGAGATTGTTGAGCATTTGTAGCACGATTATTAGCTTGAACACTAGCACTAGCTGTTGCTTGAACTGCTAATGCTAAACGCTGAGCTTCTTTTTGTGCTTGTACTTGAGCTTTTTCTGCTGCTACTTTATCAGCTTGTAAAGTAGCTAATTGTATTTTTAATTGTTCAGCTAAACTCTGTGAAGTTTTTAATTCTTGTTCAGCAGCTTTTTTTCCTCTCTCACAATTTTCTAAACTTATTTTCATTTCAGTACTTTTAGATAATCTTTGATCACTTTCTGTTTTTAATGAAAAAAATGTATCTCTTAATTTATTTAATTCTAGAGTTTGTTGTTTAATTTGTTGACTTTGTTCAGAAAGTTTAGCTCCAACATAATCAGTTTTAGAATTACCTGTTAAAATTGCTTCTAAAGTAGCTGAAGCTTGTGTTTGAATAGCTGTAGTAATATCATCATTTCCAGTTTTAATAAATTTTTGTATTCCATCAAATCTTCCTTGAATTAAACCTTGAAGTTGAGAAATTTCTTTATTAACTTTATCAAGTTCTCTAGATAATTGTTCTCTTTGATTTTGTAATTCTTGAGAAGTAATTTGAGAAGTTTGATTTCTTTGAATTTTTTGAAGTTCTTCAAGAATTTGTTGTGAATTTGTATTTAATTCAGTTAATTTGCTAAGTTCTTGTGGTATATCTTGAATAGATTTGTTAGCTTGTTCTATTAATACTGAAATTCTACCTTCTAATTCTTGTATTTTTATTTCTAATTCATCACATACTTTTCCTCTAATTAATAAATTTTCTTGTAATTCTTTAAGTTTAATTTCAGCATTAGAAATATGTGTTTGAATTTCTTCAGCTTTAGGAGATTCACCAGCAATAGTTCTAGATAATAAATAAAAATGTAATAATTTATTTATAATATTAATTCTTTCAAGTAATTCTCTATGATTTTTAGGTTGAGGTTCTGTAAAACTCTTTAATCTTTCATGAAGTTTTACAATTATTCCAGAATAAACATCTAATTGTTTTTGTTTTTCTTCTTCTCTTTTTTGATTTTCTTTTATTTCATTAAGTTTAGCACTTTCTGTTCCTTCTTCTAATAAACTTTTAATTTTACGTGTATTTTCATCAATAATATTTTCTTTTTCTATATTTTCTCTAGATAATTCTTCATTTTCTGAACGTTGTTTTAAAATATCTTTTTCATTATTTTCAATGTTTAATTTTAATTGTGCTATTTGTTCCATTAATTCACGATTAGTAATTCCATTTGAACTTTCTTCTCTTAATTTATCAATTAAATTTTCAAATTCTTGTCTTAAAGCAATTAATTCTTCTTCACGTGTTTCAATTTTATTTAATCTATTTGTTATTTCTTGAGTATTTTGGTTTATTTGTTCTATTAATACATCTCTTTCATTTGAAATTTTTTCTAGTTCTTTTTGAACTCTAATTAATTCATCTTCACATTTTTTTTTATCTGCTAAAGCTACATGAAGTTGCCTTGAAGCTTCACCTTGTTGTCTTGCTTGTTCATCCATATTATCTTATCTTATTTCTTATTTATATTAGAATATTAGAATTCATTTATCTTCTTAATGTTTTTCTTAATCCTTTTAAATTTCTTGTAGTATATTTACGTCTACCACCAGATGGTGGTGGTTGTGGTGGTCCAGCTTGTACAATTGAAATCTTACCATCAGCATTATAATGAGCAATATTCACTTTAATTCCTAATCCTGTGAGCCATGATATCAAGCGGGAAGCAGATACGATTATTTGTCCAGATGAAGTTGTTCCAATAATAGCATAACATTTTTCATTTGGCCCTACAGCTCCTGAAGTTCTATTAAAAAATACTCCATGTGGACCACCAGAATTTCCTCCTGCAGGTTGTACTGTTAAAATACGGAAATATTTTTTTGTATTAGTTCTCCAATCTGGATACTTCGCATCCAAATCACCGGAAGCAACTTTAGGTTGATTAATATAAGCTTGAACATTTGTATCTGTATCAATTTTAGTATCTCCCCATGAACCTAGTCCCCATTTTTTCATGTTATATCCTTCTGGTATATCTTCAACATTATCAAACAAGAAAACATTTGTTGTATCCAATAACAGAGTAGTGTTTAAGACTGCAACGTCATCTACTTCTTCAGTATATTGTGGTTTAGTAGGTACAGGATTTTTCCATTGTATAATTCCTCTTTTTGTGAAAAATGTAGTAGTTGGTAAATTACGTGTTGTTAAAAGTGGATGAGAAACACTATCTGGTAGATCATCAGGTGGAGTATTTCCTGGTGTTTGTAAGCAGTGTGTTGCTGTGTAAATAAATTCTTTTTTCCCATCATTTCCTATTGCAATTCCAGAACAATAACGGGTATCTGGATTTCTTGATGTAATTGGAAATGTTGTTGTAATCACTAGTGTACGAGGATCACGATTATATTCTAATCTCCAATAGTCTGTTCCACTAACTTTAACCTTTGTAGAAGGTGTTTGTGTCATACCAAGTTCAATATGAATATCTCTTAATTTATCAAATTCTGTATATGCTACATACATTTTGGGTTTCGTTTCGATAACATGCTTTAATCTGGCTTTTAATAAAGGCCTGTACAACTTTTTTCCTTGAAATGATGGATCAATAAAATCCATTCCAAGTTCTAATGGAAAAGATCCAGTTTCTGAATTGCTAATACGAACAGCACCTATAATTTTTGAACTATCAGCAGTCATAACATAAAAAAATTCGTTCTTTGGGTCTGTTTGATCGACATTCCATACTCCAGGTTTTTTGTTCTCAGGTTTTGGATCAGGGATATCATACAAAGCTTTTAATTTTTGTTGAATATCAGCATTAGATCCACCCACAAATGGTCCTTCAACTTTAGGGTTACCATCTTCCATTTTTATTAGAGCTGAACGAGCTGGGGGTTGTGGTAGTGGTTGTGGTGGTTGTGGTAGTGGTTGTGGTTGTGGTGGTGGTTGTGGTGGTTGTGGTGGTTGTGGTGGTTGTGGTTGTGGTAGTGGTTGTGGTTGTGGTTGTGGTTGTGGTGGTGGTTGTGGTAGTGGTGGTGGTGTAGGACATTCAACTTGTTGGTAAGTACCATCCCTGAAATGTTCCGGATCAAGCTTGTATGCTAACATACCTCCCCCCTGATAGATAAAAGAATTAGTACTTGCAGACCAACGTGAAGCAAGAATTATAGAACGAGCAGGATCAACCGATTCTATTTTAAAAATTTGAGGTAGACCTCTATATTCACCAGCCCAACATTGTCCTACCTTTGGTAAATCTGCTGGTGGTACTGGTAGTGGTTGTGCTTGTGGTTGTGGTTGTGGTGGTTGTGGTGGTGGTTGTGGTAGTGGTTGTGGTTGTGGTGGTAGTGGTGGTTGTGGTGGTGGTAGTGGTTGTGGTTGTGGTGGTGGTGGTGGTGGTTGTCTTCTTTGAGCGCGTTCTCTTTCTAAATTTCGTTGCACTTCTTCTCTTTTTTCAGCATTTGATATAGCTTTTTCAGTTTGTTCTTTTTCTTCTTTTTTTTTTGCTAATCTTTCTTGTCTTTGTTTATGGGCTTCTTCTGCTAATACTTGTTGTCTTTGTTTTTCTTCTTCATTTCTTTTCTTTTCAATTTCTAAATTTTTTGCTAATATTTCTTGTGTTTGTTTATGGGCTTCTTCTGCTAATACTTGTTGTCTTTGTTTTTCTTCTTCATTTCTTTTCTTTTCAATTTCTAAATTTTCTGCTTTTTGTTCTACTAATACTTTTGAAACATTTTTATATTTTTCTTCAAAAATTGTTTGTTTTTCATTATCTTTAAATTTAAGTTCTGGTGCATTTATAGCACCACCCATAAATCTACTTAAATCATAATCATCGTTTTTAAAGATATGTGGTTGATGTTCTTGAAGAGATATTGGATAATAAATATTTTGTTTATCTCTGAACATATAAATATCTTCAATTCCAGATCTATCATCTTGAGGTTGTATAACTTTAATATTTAATTTTGGAGAATTTTCAAATAAAACTATATTTATATTAAATTGTAATGCTAATCCTTTAACAATAATTAATTCTTGTTCAGAATTTTTATAATCTTTGAAATCTTTTAAAATAGGTTGATCATCTTTATTAATAGATCTAAATGGAGTTGTTTTTTTAAGTTCTTCTGCAAATAATTCTACAAATATTTCTCTACTTTTACGACGTACACCATTAAAAATTGATTGACTATCATAAGGTATACTTGAAAATTTTTTACTTTTACATTCTAAAAAGGCATATATTATACTATATTTTTCTGAAGTTTTACAAATTGAAAATATTTTATAATCATCCATTGGAGAAAATCCAATATCACCTAATGTTTTTATTATATCTCTTACTGGAGTTCTAGCAGGATTAATTTTTCCAGATTTCGTTTCAATATCAATAAATAAATCAAGACCAGTTTTTTTAGTTTTTTCTTGACCAAAATCTTTTAATTTTTCAAGTGTTTCTTTTAAAGTTTTATTTGCAAAAAATCCTAAACTTACATTTCCATCAACTTCACATGCATCAAATATTTTTTTAACAGTTTCAATACCAGATTTAGTTTTCATAAAATTACCATACTCAAATTTAATATTACGTAAATAAATAATATCTGATATATTAGTTCTAGCTCCAGTTATACGTTCAAAAGTATTTTTATCATATAATCCATCTAAATCAGCATTAAGTCCGCCAGATTGTAAAGATAAATCTATATGTAATTCATTTGGTCTAATAGGTGATGCAGGATCAAACGCTAATGCTCTATCAAATGTATTATTATAATCTAAAGTTAAACTTATAGGAATTTCACCTGTAGTTTTATTAATTTCAGATAATACGGCTTTTCTAAATAAATTAATTAATTTAGTATTTTGTTGACCTTCTGAATTTTGAAGTGTAAAATTTTTTCTATAATAATTTAACAATTGTTCAAAATTTTCAATTTGTACAAATCCAATTTTATCAAAAAAATCTTGACGTTTATCTTGTAATTTTGTTAAATCTGAAAATAATTTAGGTATTTTTAAATCAATTTCTTTTCCATCTACTAATTCTTTTCCAAAATTTCCACTTTTTAATAAATCATATACAGGTTTAGGTAATAATTGTTGACATGTTCCACTATTAGGTAATATTATTTTTGACATAATACCAGTTGTAAGTCTATATAATTCTTTTAAATTTGTAAGATGTGTTGATCCTTCATATTTTGAAGTTATAAGTGCACTTCTAACTAATTCTAAAAATGAATTAATTGAATAAACTTGTTTATCAATAAATTGCATACCTTTTTCACGAATTTTATTATATTTTTCAATAGTTGCTGGAGCAGGATTTAATGTTACATTCATTTCTAAAGGTCTAATACTTTCATATGCTTTTAACATTGCAGATTGGAAATTTTCAAATTTCTGTGATTGATTAGCATTTAAACTAGGTTCATAAAAATTTTTAGAATTTGTTTTAAAGAATTCTAGATATCTTTCTAAATTATCTATAATATCTTGTTCTTTTGAAGTTAAATAATATATATTAGCAAGTTGTGCTAATAATGGATCTCTAAGTATTTTAAGAAAAATTTGAAATGCATTTAAAAAACTTTCAATACCATTTTCTTTTCCACCCCACCAAAAATCAGTTAATTGTGTTCTAGCAATTGATGTATATTGACCAACTGTTTTTGATATTCCTAAATCATCAGGTCTATATTGATCAGTTATAGAAGATTCAAGAATTTCTTCAATTTCTCTTCTAAATTTTGAAAATTCTAAACTTGCAAATGTTTCATTAGATTTAATTTCAGTTAATAAAACTATTGCTCTATCTAATTCTTTAGCTGCATAATCTTGTTCATTTTTAAATTTATTTTGTACAGATGAATCTCTATTATCTAAAGCTAAATAATTTGTATATCTTGTTTTTGCTGCTTCATATTCATCTTTTGCTTTAAAATAATTATTTCTTCTTTTACCAAAATCAGCTACAATAGTTTCTTGTGGTTTAGCTGGTTGAAATTGTAATAAATCTTTAAGATAATTTTGTTCTTCTTTTTTAAGTTCTTCTAATTCTTTTTTTAATACTTCTAATTTTACAATTTCATTTTTTTCAGAATCTATTTCTTTAATTCTTTTTTCTTCAATTTTTTTAAATGTTGAATCAATTTCTTCTTTACGTAGCCATGCATTTTTATATTCGGACATAAATTTACTACGTTTTTCTGGATCTTCAATTTCAGATTCTAATTCTTTTCTTCTTTTATTAGCTTTATCAATTAATTTTTCAATATCTTCATATTTTACTTGTTGATTACCACCTGTTGTTTTAGGTTGGTTCTGATTTTGATTCTGATTTTGATTTTGTTGTAAATTTTGTATTTTATTATCTTTATTTCTTTTTTCTTCTAATCTTTTTTTTGCTTCTTTAATATCTGATAATTCTGGATCTTTTTCAATATCTTTATAAACTTCTAATCTTTTTTCTGCTTTTTTAAAAATAATATCTGAAACAATTTGTTGAGATTTAATATCACTAAATTCATCTAATAATTTTTTACGTTTATCAGAAATATCACTAATTTTTTCAGTAAAAATAGCAATTTCAGCTTTTTTATTTTTTATTAAATCTCTAACTTTTCTTAAATTTCTTTGTATTTCTACAGGATCAATTGTTTGTGATTTTGAAAAAAATGTATTAGCTCTACTTAATAAATCTGTAGAACCTGTAGAACCTGTAGAACCTGTAGAATCTGATATTAAATATTCTGAATTTTTCTTTATTAATGATGAACTTATTTCACCCCATAATGGTCTACCAACTTGTCCACCACCTTTAATTTCTTTTTCAGTTGAATCAGTTTCATTAGTTTCATTAGTATCATTAATTTTACTTTCACTTGTAGGAGTAGAACTAGAAGGAGTTATAGGTTCACTAGGTGATTCAGTAGGTGGTTCGGGAGCAGTTTCTGTAGGTGGTTCTGGAGGTTGTTCTGAAGAAGATTCTGGAGAAGTTTCTGTAGGAGTTTCAGTAGGTGGTTCTGGAGAAGATTCTGGAGAAGATTCTGGAGCAGTTTCAGTTGGTGGTTCAGTAATACTATTATCTTTTTCTAAATTTTTATCAACATCTTTAATTGATAATTGTTCTGTTGGTATAGATTTAGATTTAAGATTTTCAGGTATAATTTGAGAAATCTCTGATGGTAATTGTGCTTCAATTTGAGTTGATTTTAAATTATCACCTAAATATACAGCTCCTGCAGCTGTCATTGCTGCTAATGCTGGGACTACGGCATATAGTGCCATAATGGACTCCTTATATATTACAAAGATGTTTCATTTAGTAGAAGATACATATTCTCGAGTTCAAGGGAATTTAATTAAATCTGGTCAAATACGTGATTCATGGTTTTCTTTTGGATTTAATATTGTAGCGTTAATTGTAGTTCTTATAGGTGGATATTTCTTTTTAACAGCTAAAGGGGATGTTCCGAAAGAAAATATAGAATTTAAACCTCAAACATGGTTAAATGCAGTCAGAAATGTCCCATCCGTCGACTATGGACAAACTCCTCAAATTGAAATTGGAGGTAGTATACCGGGGTTTAACTATAGAACAAGCGCGTCTGGATTATAATAAAATAGTTGAACATAAACCAGAAATTAAAAAAACACGTAAATTAAAAGGAAAAACATGAAATCAATGGGAGCATATACAGCAAAACTAAATGCTGAAAATCAAGGTAGAACACAAAAAGTTCAAAATAGTTCTAGAGCTGTAACTACTGGAATTTATAGAGGTGTTCCAGGTTGTGGACCTCAAAATTTTTCTTTAATTTTTTATAGAAGAAATGTGAAATGTTCAATATGTTATGTTAAGAAATAAATAAATGATAGCATATGGTTTTGCTGGAGCTATTGTAGGATTATTTATGGTATCTGTATTTACTCCAGTTATGCATTCAAAAGTTGAAATGCCTACACCTGGTAAACCTAAACAATTTCATACTAAGACAGGATGTGTAAGAATTTCTTCAGAAGAAGTGTCATGTTCAACTGAAGCTATTTCTCTGAATCTTATAAATGATCGAAAAGATTTTAAGAAATAAAAATTCACAAAATATGTTTGCTTTTTTAATTGGATTTGGAATTATTGTATTATTATTTCATCGTCCTATTCCTACTAAACATATTCTTGCTATTGATCTATCAGAATTAGATAAAGAAGTTCGAGTTGATGGAAAATGTTTCAAATATCGCGTGGAAGATTCTAAATGTGATTTACCTTCTCAATAAATAAATGGAACTTGGTGCAACTGATTTAGGTGATTTATTAGGTGGTGCGCCTGTTCAAGCACCTGCTTTTGCTCCTATGGTAGGTGGTGGTGATCCATTTATAAATCCTCTTCCTCCTGCTACTGCAACTAAAGTTCCAGATTATTCTCAACAATTTTCTATTTTAAGAGGTTCAGTGCGTAATCTTTTAACTTATGTAGGATTTTTCTTAGCTGCTTTAACTTTTTCACTTTCTAAACCTCGTGAACTTTTATTACCTTATATTCCAATTCCATCAATTTATGGTGAAGGTGGAATTCTTACATGGACTGGTGCAGCTGTTATTGGTGGTTTAACAACTGTTCTTGCATATATATTAAATACAGTTTTATATACGTTATTTTAATTTTTTTATACCAAAAATATAAATGGACTGGGAAACTCTAGGTAAAGAAATATCTACAGTTTTTCATGAAACACATTTAAAATCTAAACGAATGTCTATAGAAAAACGTCTAACAACTGTAAAACAATTCTTTGATCAACTCGTGGAAAAGGTAAAAGGTGATCCAGGAATTAAAGAATATATTAAACAACGTAAACCTGTAGATAAAAAACTAAAAAAAATTGAACAAAAATGTTTAAAACAATTTCATGAAATGTTAGGTGAAAAAGTTATGTCAGCATCAAGTTTTTCTGCAGGAACTAATCTTATAGGTGAATCAGATCTTGATTTTAATGTTCCTTTAATGGGAGAAAATACTATGAATCGTCTTATAGAATTAGCTACTATATGTGGAGAACATGGATATGAATATGCAGGAATATTTAGTTCAGATAATCCAGGATTATGGTATGCATTTCAAAGTGAAATACAAGGTGTAGAAATTGAAATTAAAATTAGACCTAATGGCCAATTCTATTTAGATGTTCAAAATAAAATGCATAATTATTTAGATAATAAAATGTCTGAAGAAGAAAAAGAAATTGTAACTTGGATAAAATATAATTTTAAGATGATGGCTAAACGAGATTCATCTAAAAAGAAATATTATGCAGATTTTAAAGCTTTATATTATGAACAAGCTTTAGCAAATGCTGGAGTATATGTTATGATTTATCCATTAATTTAATTTATATAAATAAATGTGGTCTATATGGAGATATAATTCAAGAGGATATAATAAAGATCCTGCAGTTCAATCACATCCAAAAATTTTATTTGGACCAGGTGAATATTTAACTCCAGAATTTGTTCAAAAATATGATATTAAATATGTAATAAATTGTGCTCAAGAAGAACATTCACCTACATGGTTTAAACAACAATTTCCTAAAAATTATGTTTGTTTAAATGCTGTAGATTCTGAACGTGTTAATATTTTTACTTGGTATCCAGAATTTTCTAAATTTATGGGAGATTTTTTATTAGGCAATGGAAAAGTTTATGTTCATTGTCAAGCAGGTATAAATAGATCAGGATTTTTATATTTAGCTTATTTATCTTTAGAAAAAAATTATGATCTTGAATCTTTAGAATTATCTATTATCAAACAAAGACCATGTGCATTATCAAATAAAGCTTTTAGACAACAAGTATATCAAAAAGTTCGTGAAAAACTTTTAGAAGTTAATTAATAAGTGATTATGGCAAATTTAGATAAAAACCCTTTATGGAATAATTTATCAAATTCTTCCACAAATGTTATGGGTCCATCATATAGTTATGCTGATAATATTCAAGGTCCTTCATCTATGGGTGTAAGTTCAAATGGAACAATTTCACAAATTGGCACAAATACAGGTGCTATAACAAATTATATTAAATATATGATTAGTGGGCCTGCTTTAGGTAATAGATTTTTTGTTAATACTGGTGGAACTTGTAAGGCATCAGATAATTCTGTACAACCACGTTATAATTATATTAATAATGTTTCAAGTGGTGTTAATGTATTACCAGATGCAATGAAACAAGATTTAAGTGGTATTGCTTCAGATTTTAATGGATTAATTCCTGGTATGCTTGAAGATGTAGAAGGATTAAATCCAATACATTTAATGGGATCTTTAGCTGCAGATTCTGAACCTACATGTGATTGTTATACTTGTGATACTACAGGAGGACCACAATCTTATTTTTTAAATACAGATTTATCACCTGATTTTGATTCAGGATTATGTCAAAAAGTTGATCCGTCTGTATGTATAAAAACATCAGAAGGATTTATAAGTTCTGATGGAAGTTCTTTACTTTTAATTGGATTATTATTTGTAGGTATTTTAATAGCATTAAAGTAGAAGGAAAAATGACAGATAGTGCATTTAGAATTAAAAAAGTTAGAGAATCTCAAGTTGTTTTAGGTGGAACTTTAGATTCTGTTCATCAATCTATAGTTTCTTCTTTGAGAGAATCTACTCAAAATCAAGAAACTTTGCATGAATCTATACGTGTTTTAGAAAATGAAATACAAGAAATTGAAAAATCATCTTGTATAAATTCTTCTTTAATTGCTAGAAAACATGAAGAATTAAGAAATCTTTTATTAAAAATTAAAGATTCTAATCAATTATTATCATATTTTTCTAAAAATGCAGATTTAATGTTACAATATTATGGAACAAATAATAATTCAGTTTCTATGACAAAAATTAGTGAAGCTAATACATTTATGAAATATTTAACTTCAGAAGAACCTACAGGATTATCTAAAAAACAAGTATTTGATGAATATATTTCAAGAATGAAAATTGGTGTTTCAGTTGTTGAATCTGTAGAATCTGAACATTGTATGAAATGTAATGTAGCAAAAGAAGAAATTGCTTCTGAAGGTATTCTTGCTTGTCCTTTATGTGGTTCAGAAGAATATATGATGGTTGTTTCAGATACACCTGGATTTCATGATCCACCAAAAGAAAGAAATAATTATGCTTATAAAAAAATTAATCATTTAAATGAAATTTTAAATCAATTTCAAGCTAAAGAATCAACTATAATACCAGATGATGTTATGAATGAAATTATTATAGAAATTAAAAAAAGACGTATACAAAATGTTGCTGATTTATGTGAAAAAGATATTAGAGAAATTTTAAAAAAAATAGATCGTTCAAAATATTATGAACATGTTCCTCACATAGTATCTAGATTAAATGGTAATCCACCTCCTACTATAACACCAGAAATTGAAGAAAAAATTCGTGCAATGTTTCAAGAAATTCAAGCTCCTTTTTTACTTTTTTGTCCTGATGATAGAACTAATTTTTTATCATATTCTTATATTCTTTATAAATTCTTTGAATTATTAGAACTAGATGAATATAAAATTTATTTTCCTTTATTAAAATCTCGTGATCGTCTTATAGCACATGATCAAATATGGGAAAAAATTTGTGAATATTTAAGATGGGAATTTATTCGATCAGTTTAGTTTCTTTTTTGTAAGAAATTTCATCAATAAATTTTATTAAAGCATTTTTTATAGAAATGTCATAACATTCTCTACTTCCAGTTCCATTAAATTTAATTACATCTACTCTATATTTCTTAAATAATCTATGCATGTAACTTTCAACTAATGAAACATTCATAACAAATCGTTTAGTTATTAGTTCAAAGTTACAGTCATAATCATATTTATGTTGTTGTTTACGTATTTGTAAAGAATGGTGACAGGATTTTCCAGCTTTTAAATAACCATTTTCAGATTGAAATAAATATAACCAACCGTGGTCTTTATATTTCACCGAAACAAGACTTTCTTGTTTAATGCAAAATTTTCTTTTTTCATGAGATAAGAATTCTATCAAACGTTCATGTTGTTTTTTTCTTTTTAAAGAAAGTTCTTTTAATAGTTCCATCTTTTTCTTAAGATAATAAGTTAAAGACTTAGAAATATTCCATTTTTATAGTATAATAAATGTCTTCATATCAAGAAGTTTTTGATATTCAATTTAAACAAAGATTAGATATTATAATTTTTCTTGAAACTTTAATTAAAAAAATAAATGAAATTATTGGTTTTAATTCTAATTCTAATTCTAATTCAAATTCTAATTACAATAATTCAATTTACCATTTAAAAGATAGATTTCCTTTTTAAAATTTTAAGATTTTAAGATTTTTTATCTATTAATTCTTGAATTTGTAAATTTAAATCATAAACAAAAACAGTTAAAGATTTTAATTTTACTCTAGATTCATTTATTAATCTATCAATTTCATATGTAGCATCTTCTAAACGTTTTAAACGAGCTGTTAAAAATATAATTTCAGCTTCAATATCTTTTAATGGATAAATACTTGCAGATTGTCCCATTAATTTTTATAAGGAATAAAAGTTAAATCCATGTAAAATCAAGCATCCCTAAAGCAAAATGTAGTTCTCTAGCTCTTTTTTGCATAGGAATTGAACTATCTAATTCAAGAACTTGTTGATTATTAATTTCACGGCATCTTTCAATAAATTCTTGAGGTGTAGTTTTCCAATCTACAACATGTCTTTTAATTAATTCTTCTCTTAGACGATCTGAAGAAATAAAAGGTCTTTTAGTTTTACCAGGTCTAACAAGAAGATTTTTAATATCTTTGTTGAATTCTTTAGTAAATAATTCAACAAATGTATTAGCAACAAGAATAGGATCTTCTTTCCATTGAATAGATTTTGTCATATTAGATTTTTTAAATAGTTGAATAGCTTCAGATTCATCTTGACAAATTTTTTCACTAATTAGAACATCAAAATCATCATTATCAAAATTTGAAGCAAAATATTGTTTTATAATAGCTTGTCTATGTTGACCATCATAAAGATATTTTTTAGGTATATCATCTTCAAGAACACATAAAATTTTAAATACATCTGAATTCAAATCACAAACTTTTTTCAAATCTTGTGTAATTCTTTCTACATGTGTTTTATCTAAAGTTCTATTACCTTTCCATACTTCTATAGATGCTAATCTTGATGCTGAAATTGTAGAAAATACAGCTCCATCACTTGATGAAAACATTTTTTTAAGTTTTCTATTCTAAAAAATTAAAAAAATCCATTTTAAAGTTTTTTACGAATTTCAGAATACTTTATAATATTTGCATATTCTTGAGAAAGATCTATTTTAAACTTTTCTTGATTATATTTTATAAAGCTAGACATACATCTTATATCAGGTTTTAAATTTAGAGATTCGATTGTAAAACAATTTTCATAATGAAGTTGTTTATCACCCCATTCTCCTTCAGTCCACCCAATTTCTGCATTTGTTTGACTTACAAGTGGTCCAATAATTCTATCAACAACTGAAAATATAGTTGCTACTCCTATAAGTTTACGCCCACCTTTAAAATTTGTTAGAAACCAAAGTAAATCACCTTTTTTATAATTGGCAAGAAACATCCTTCCATTCATATTTTTAGAATTTACAGACCAACTTCTTGAATTAATAAAATTTGTTCCAATTCCACAGCGTACAATCCAATGCATTTCTTTTTTTATAAAGTTTTAAAAGTAAAAACTTTTCCGTTTTGAATTATTAATTAAACATGTTGAAATATAAAAAGAAATGGAAGATTATGGAATTTCTCTTTCACAAATTCCAGAGACATTAGTTCCTTCTAGTTTTCAATCTTATGTAACACCTACTTTATCTTCTTCACCTACACCTCCACAAACACCACAACAACCTATTATTCAAGGAATTAAACGTAGACCACATAAACAATCTAATCCAGATCCATTACAAATATCACGTGAATTAGCTCTTCTTGATAATGAATTAGTTGATACATTTTCTAAACTTGCTGAATTAGTAGATCATGGAATTAGATTAGTTAAAAATAATACTGAACAGAAATTTTTATATAATAGATTACAAGAATTACGTGATGATTTTGATACTTTAGTTATTGTAAAACAAGGTGGTCGTCGTAAAACATATAAGAAATCTAAATCTAAATCTAAATCTAAATCTAAACGCAAATAAAATTTCTTAATTATATATAATTATGAAAACGCGTAAATTAAGAATAGGAGGGAAAAATAAAACACAAAGATTTTTATTTAATCCTCAAAATCCCAAAAAAAGTTTTGATGTTTATATTGATAAAAATCCTAAAGATACAATACCTATGAAATATAAAACTGTTAAAGATGTTAAAGAAACAATTTTAAATTTAGAAAAATTATATAAAGCAAAAAAGTATTCACATAAAAGAATATGGCAAGTAGGAATGATATTATATGTTAGATTAAAAGTATTAAAAAATAAAAAACCTTCTGAATATGAACTTGCATTAAAATATTTTAAATTTTTAAAACATCGTTCTTCACTTTCAGATAATGAAAGATATAAACTTACATTACATCTTTAATACATTGAATAACATTATCAAGAAATTCAGGATTACATTTAGGTTCATTAGGACAACACCATTGAACTTTTTTCAAAGCATAGTCATTATCTTTTAGTTGTGGAACTTCTAGTTTATCAAGTATTCTTTTCAAATTATTAATTTGATGAATAATATTTTGAAATGATATAAGTTCTTCATTAAGTGAACCAATTTTTTCAGAATCAAATATTTCTGAGTCTAGTCTAATAGATCCAGATGTTTCTCTATATCTTAGAGGAATTTCATAAAATTCATAAAGTCTTTGTATTAGATCATAAGTTTGTTTCTTTGTTAGAAGACGAGTCTTAAACAATACATATTCATTCAAACTAAAAGTATCAATAATTTTTACTAGATTTTTTTTAGTTTGTTGTTGTTTTTCACGTAGTTCTTTAAGTTCAGCAGTTAGATAAGAAATTTCATTTTTGAAATATGTCATATCTTGTTCAACTTGTTTAAAATTATCATTAATAATTTTTGCATTTGATGAACGTCTACAACAAAACATCTTTGATTTTTTTATTATAATTTCAATTTTAATAATAAATTCCGTTTTTAAATTTTTAAATTTTATCAACTTCTTTTATAATAAAAAAATCTGATTTAGATTCAAGTTCTGTTTCAAGTTTAAGTTCTGTTTTAAGTTCTGTTTTAAGTTCAGAATTAGATACAGATGTTAATTCATTAATTTTCTTTTTATGAAATTCAATTAATTTATCAATAGTATAAATATTATTTAATATAGCTAATTTTGTTTTAAAATTACAATTAAAAGAAAAATCCATACTTATTTATATTATTTAACTTTAATTGTTTAATTGTTTAATTGTTAAATTAAGAATTAAGAGCTAGTTACCAATATACAAATTCTTGTAGGATAAGTAGATGGTTCAATATAATAAGTAGGTTCAACTGTTGGATGACTTGTAGGTACTAGTATAGGTGTAGGCATTATAGTTATTCTTGGTGTAATAGTATGTATACACGCACTTATAATGAATGCAAATATAACCCACATTCTTCTCTTTAATTTTAAAATTAAAAATAAAAGAAAAAATCCGTTTTAAAGTATAATATAATATGGGATTATGTCAGACAAAAGATTTAGCTATTGGTATAGTATTATTTAATCCTGCAAAATCTAAAAAAATTATTGAAAATTATTATGAAATGATTAAACAATTTAATAATGAAAAATTACCTTTTTTTACTTTAGAATTAGTTTATCAAGGTCAAAAACCAGAAATTTCTGAAGCTTTTCATATTTATGGAAAAAGTGTTATGTTTCATAAAGAAAATCTTTGTAGAATTTTAGAAAAAAAAATTCCTACAAAATTTAAGAAATTATTATTTTTAGATGCTGATGTATTATTTGATAATCCTAAATGGTATTGGGAAATATCAAAAGAATTAAATTCATTTGAAGTTATACAACCTTTTAATAAATGTTTTTGGTTAGATTCTGAAAAGAAAATTATACTTGAACGTGAAACAGTATTAAATATGAAAGATAAACAATGGAATTGGAAATATCATCCTGGATTTGCATGGGCATTTCAAAGAGAATGGTATAATAAAGTTGGTTTTTTTGATTATGCTATTACAGGATCAGGTGATACATTATCAGCTATAAAATGGTTAGGTAAAACATTACCTCCAAATTTTCAATCTTTACCTAAACCATTAAAAAAACAATTTGAATTATATTGTAATAAAAAACCTAAAATTTCATTTATAAATGGATCAATAAGACACTTATTTCATGGTTCACGTGAAAATAGACAATATAGTGAACGTCATAAAATATTAAATATTGAAAAAGATATTTTAGAATTATTATATAAAAATTCTGAAGGTTTATTTGAATGGAATGATATGAAAATGTCTGAAATATTAAAAAATTATTTTATTTCTAGAAATGATGATGATAATATTATTGTAAAAATTTTTGAAACTTCTTAATTTAAATTAAAATTAATAATTAGGAGGTGGAATCCATTTAATATCTGTACCAAGAAATTCACGTTCTTTTTGAGATAATTTAATTGAACCTTTCATACGTCTAGAAGTTTCTTTTTTAGTTTTTTTCAAATGACAAGTAATACATAAAGCTTGTTTATTATCTAAAGTATCAGAACCACCATCAGCTAAAGGAATCACATGATCTATATGAAATTCACGTAGATCAAGAAATCTTGGACATTTATTACAATGTTTAGCTTGTTGTTTTCTAATTAATTTTCTTTCTTTTAAAGATATTTTTTTTCGAGCCATTTTTTTATTTTATTAACTAAACTATTTTTTATCCGTTTTTACATACCATAAAGATCTCCTTGAGATTTACAATCTTTACCATTTCTACCACGTTCAGATCCTAAAGGACATGGAGGAATTGGACGTGAATCAGGCATAAAATGTTCACGAGAAAAATAAAATACAGCTAATAATAAAACTAAACCTAATACTAAATATTTATTCATTTTATATTATTTAACCATTTTTTTAAGACGATGAACTAGGATATGAACAAGAACGAATACTACAGACTTTACTACATGTTGAGGGAAAGGACCTAGAGCAGGTACAGTAAATAATACATCAAATGCAACTAAGTAAAAAGTTACACCGGTTAACAAATAATACATTAAAGTTGCAGAACTTTTAAGGCCGAACATTTTTATATTTAATACCCCATTTGTTTTTTTAATTGACATCCAAGGAATCTATGAACGATGGCGAACAAGATAGTATGTACTAATAATTTAGTTTCTGTAGAACCACCTTGAGGTAAACTTAAAATAACACCAGGAACCATAGCATAAAATAATACCGCATTAAATAATATCCATACTAAATGCTGATTCATTTTTTATACCTTTTTACTATAGAAAATTATTTTTTAGGTGGTGATTTCATTAATTCTTTACCTCGAGGATCAGGTCTACAAATTTGTTGCTTGAGATCTAAGGGATCATCTACTTTAATATGACCAGGAGGACAAGTATTACCATGATTAGTATCAAAAAATTCATAACCATAAGTATTATGATATACAAACATTACCATACCTGCAACTAAAGAAAATATTAAAGCTTCTACTACAAGTTTTTTATCTACACGTTGATGATGCATATAATGACGAACTCCAACATATACAGAAGCAGAAAGTAACATTGGAATTAAATGACGTATCATTTTATTTAAGACTTGTTAAAAAAAGTTCTTCGTATCCAATTTCTATCTCGTTTAAATGTTTGAGATTTTGTAGGTGCTACATTTTTATTAAAGATTGATACTACATTTAATTGTCTAAATGCTTTAAGAGGACCTTCTTTACTAACTAATTTTTTTAAAGTTTTACGACGTTTTTTTAAAGAATTTTTTACTGAATAACCTGTTGAAGAAAGAACACCTTTTTTTAAAGGACCAATATCTGTAAAAGTTTTTTTACCACCTGATAAACCTAAACCACATTTAGATTCACCCATTTATAATTCACCAATATTTTCTAGATTTTCAGGATCACAAATAAAAAATTCTTTATGATAATTAAAATCATTTTCTGATCCTGCATCTAAATATATTTGAGGCATATAATAACCATCATAACCTAATAAACATAAAGCTTTACTTAAAGTTTTATTTCCAAATTCTTCTTCTTTTAATGCAGGTGTATAAGGACATAATTTAATTTCATGTTTAGGTTTATTTTTATATACACATAAAGTATCTTTTGTTTTACTATCATAAATATGTAATTCTTTTATACCATATCCTGTAAACATTTGAAATGCTTCATGTAATTTTCCTTCTAATTTAGAATTTAAAAATTCAAATGTTTCTTTATATGAAAAATCTATTAATTTTAATTTATTTAAAGTTTTAAATTTATATACTTTATTTAAATTTTTAGGAGATTTAGTATATAATTTTGCTATTTTTTTAATAGAATAATAATGACCATAAATACCTTCTTTTTCAGTTGATGAAGGTGTTCTATATAAAATTCTACCTTTTTTAAGTTGAAGCTCCATTATTCTTAGAACAAGGACAAGGTTTTGGAGTTTCAGATTTAAAATATATTGATCCACCAACAAGTAAAATTAATAAAGCAACTAAAAAATAGACCCACATTTTCTTTTTAATTTTAAAGTATGAAACTTATTTAAGTTAATTATCATGGGTATACCGTTTTTATTTGCTTCTTTAATTAAACATCATCCTTCAATAATTAAAACATGTCCAAAAGCTGAATATTTTGCTATTGATATGAATTGTTTAATACATAATTTTTTAGATCCTCAAAATCCTTTAGAATCTGTTATACAAGGTCTAAAACAAATTCTTTTAGAAATTCCTATTGAATATGAAAATATTTTTATTGCATTTGATGGTTTAGTTCCTTTAGCAAAACTAGTTCAACAACGTTATCGTAGATTTCGAATTTCTGAAGAATTATTTGATAAAAGACAAATTTCTCCTGATACACCTTATATGAGAAGTTTAGAATCTAGATTAAAACAAGAATTTCCTGAAATTAAAATTTCACCTACACAAGAAGCTGGTGAAGGTGAACATAAAATTTTCTTAGAAATGAATTCTTTACAGTTTGAAAATAAAAATGTTATTATTTATGGATTAGATGCAGATTTAATTTTATTATCTTTACAACGTTCAGAAAATATTTTTTTAATGCGTGATGGTTTTCTAGATATTCAAGAATTAAAAAAGAATTTACCTTTAAATCCTGAACAATTTTTATATCTTTCAGTTTTATGTTTTGGTAATGATTTTATGCCAAATTTAGGATTATTTTCTTTAAGAGAACATGGATATGAAAGATGTTTATTTATGTATGAAAAATCTGGTTCTCCAGATTTACGTCAAGAAAAAGGAAGACAACAATTTCTAGAATTTTCAGAAATTGAAGAAATTCCAACTTTACAAAAAATCTTGAAAAAACGTGATAAATTTCACGAAAAGTTTTTTCAAGAACCATTTTCTAGAAAATATAATTTACATATTTTAGATGGTGTTTTAAATCCTCAACCTGTTGTTGAAGCATATTGGAAAACTTTTGATTTTACTATAGAATACTTTTTAACTAATACTGTAAAAAATTGGGAATGGTATTATCCTTATCCTGATGCTCCTTTAATACAAGATATTATTTCCTTTGAAGAATCTATATGTTCTAAAAAAGAATTGAAGTTCAAAATTTGTAATCAATTACAATTTATTTTACCATCTTCAACATTAAAAATTATTGGAAGAAGACAAAAATTTCATGATGAATTATATACAGAAACAAGAGAACAATGGCTTAAAAAATATGATTGGGAAATGAAACCTAGAATTTCTTTACCTTGGACATTAACTGAAATAAAACGGATTTCTTAAGAATTTATAATTATTTCTTTAAACTTTTATACAATTTTATACAATATGGATTCAAATATTTGTATATCTTTGAAAAATAAATCTACAAATAAAATTTATGAAGAAATAAGAATTCGTTCAAAATTTATTTTACCTGGTTATACTATTACTCATAAAAAAGATAATGTTGCATGGATTACAGATGGATTATATATTCCATCTATATCCTATATTTCAGATTTGCTTAGAATTATACCTTATAGTTCTATTCATATGAATCATTCAATTATTATAAGTATTCCTGGATTTCCTATTATGGAATTTGATTTACGTGATGTAGATGAAAAAATTATTTCAGCAATTATATCTAGAATAACAGATTATTTACTACATAAATGGTCTGTATTTAATATTTAATTTAAGAAATAGTAGTTTTTTCAATGTTATATTTTCTTGATTTGTATAAAGAAAGTCTTTCTTGAAATTGTCTTCTAAAAGCAGGATCTACTATATCAATAATTAATGGTTCTACATCACGTTTATCTTTTTCAATTCTTAGAATTCTTCCAACAATTTGTTCAATATCTGGACGTGATGTAGCCATAATTAAAGTATTTAAACAAGGTAGATCAAACCCTTCTTTACACATTGAATAAGTAGCAATTAGAATTCTTTTTTTTTTCATTAATTTTTCACGTTCAGCTTGTTTTAATTTTGATAATAGAATACCAGTATTTTCTTGAATTTCAGGATTTAAAATTTTAAATAAAATATCAGTATGTTCAATTCTATCAGTTAAAACAAGAATTTTTCTTTTTGGATCTTCATAAACATCTTCTAAAATTTCTTTTAAGAATTTATTTCTAGGTTCATATTCAATAACTTTATTAATCATTAATGAAGTAAACATAACACCTTGATTATTATAAATTATTTCATTAAATTCTTTTTCAGGTGGTTCAAATTCAAAATATTCAACTTTTACCTTAGAATCAATTTTATCTTGTCCAGATGATTCATATAGTAAAGGACCTAGAAACCAATTTATTACATACATTAATTTATCTTTACGTTGTGGTGTTGCTGATAACCCAAGCATATATTTAGATGTAATTTTTGGTATAGATTTTGAAAATGCTTCTGAAGCTATATGATGACATTCATCTACAATTACTAAACCAATATCTTTAAATGTTTCTGGAGGATAATCACGCATAGATAAAGATTGTAACATACATACAATAATATCTTTTTGATTAATATCTAAAATTTCACCTTGAACTGAACCTATACGTGCTTTTGGTAAGAATCCCTTTATACGTTCAATCCATTGATCACGTAGAAAAGTATTATGAACTAAAATTAAAGTAGGTAATTTTAATTGTGATGCAATCCAAAGACCACAAACAGTTTTACCACCTCCAGTTTGTAAAGAAATAATTCCATCATGTGGAATAGGAAGCATAAATGATGAAACAACTTCTTGTTGTATAGGTCTTAAAGTTCCAGTAAATTCCCAATATTTATCATGTGTTTTTTGAACTTCTCTAGTAGTTTCAGGAATACCAAATTTTTCAATACCAAAATGTTTAGGTATATATAAATATTCTTGAGTTTCTTGATATACCATATATTTTTGAACATATCTAGGATTAACAAATACTGCTGGAACATATGGTTTTACAGTTAAAGAACCACGAATATGATGTAAATCAATTTTAGATTTTGAAATTTTATAACCATTTAGAGTTAACATCTCTTAATTTTATTTTAAGTTTATTATATTAAAATATATCCGTTATTGAATGATGTAATCTTTGTGCTTCTTGAGCAAATCTTGAATCTTTAGATGTAGATAAAACTCCCTTACAAGAAGCTAAAGTAAAAAAATCTACTAACATATCAATATTTAAATCATTTTTAGAAAAGTTTAAATATAATGGTGAAATATGGTGATTACCAGATATACCTCCAGGAATTATTTGAGTTAATAAAGGATATTTAAAGTGTGATTTCCACATTGAACAAAATTCTTTATCATCTGAAACTGCAATAAAATCTTGTCCAGAAAGTGATCCTAATCCAAGCATTCTTAATTTAATTCCACGAAATCTATCTAATTTATTTATTTGTGTTGCTCTATCAGTTCCACGTAAATGAACACCAATTTTATTAGATAAATTATATTGTTCACGTCTTTGTTTAACTCTATTTATAATTTCAGGACTCATAACTTTGAAAACAGAAGTAAAAAATTTTGAATCATTATATACTAATCTGTCACCTATACAGCAATAAACTATAATATCTTCTGTATATTCTTTATTTAAATAACCAATATTGATTTCTGGACAAACCATTTCAGCTGTTAGAGTTGTATCTAATCTATTTTTCCAAAATGATGGATATACTGTTAATTCTGGAGTTAAATCTTCTAATTTAAAAGATGGCATTTTTAAATCAAAATATGTATAAAATGATTCACCAGAATGAGAAAATATAGAATCTGACCAATCAATTAAAATTGCTCTATTAAAATCTTGAGCATATTTTACACACATTTTTAATCCTTGTAATCTATCACCAAATCCAAGCCATGCTTTAACTAAAAGATATTTCATTTATTTTATAATTATAAAATCAAATGTTAGGTCCTACCTTAGTAGAATTTTTAGGAACTTCATTATTAGTTGGTGGTGGAGCATTTGGTGGTGCTTTATTTGCTATAGCAGGTTTAGCTATAGCTATATCTTTAGGTGGACGTATATCTGGTGGACATTTTAATCCAGCTGTAACATTTTTTAAATATTTAAATGGTGATATTACACAAACTAAAGCTTTTTATTATGTTAGTGCACAATATTGTGCTTCTCTCTTAATCTTTTTCCTTTATAATTTATAATGGGTCATGCTAATCAACCTTTATGGGATAGAATAAAGAATAAAGTTCAACAAGGTTCAAAAGGTGGTTTACCTGGTCAATGGAGTGCAAGAAAAGCACAACTTCTTGTAAAAGAATATAAGGATAAGGGTGGAAAATTTACAGGAGAAAAAAATCCTAATAATTCTTTAACTAAATGGACTCAACAAAATTGGAGAACTAAATCTGGTAAACCTTCTTTAAAAACTGGTGAACGTTATCTTCCTTATAAAGCTATTAAATCTTTAACATCAGCAGAATATGCTAGAACTACAAGAAAGAAACGAGAAGGTATGCGTAAAGGAAAACAATTTGTTGGACAACCTTTTGGAATACGAAATAAAACAAGAAAATTTAGATTGTTTTAAGTATAAATGAATAGAGCATTTGATTATAATGGAACAGTCATTTCACCATCTACACCTTCTGCAAAATTAACAACTTTACGTAGAGTTGTTCATTTAAATTCAGGTGATCGTGATATTAATCAATATCCTACTAATGGTGATATGGTTTTATATTTACCTAGAACTTATGAAAAAGTTGTAGGTATTCGTGTTAAAGGTGCTGAATTTCCTCCTATTGGTTCTTTTTATGTACATGATTATGGAACTACTGGTATAACTGGAACACTAGATAGTTTATTAGGTTTAACAGGATTATATTCTATTTTTTTAGATATTGAAAATTTAAATCGTGCAGATGAAACTTCACCAAGACATCAACGTTCATCATATACTGATAGTGCATTTGCTAAATTTCAAATACCTGCAACAAATACTGAAGTTATTTTATATAATGAAGCATCATCAATGTATAATGAAACTTATTATAGTCCTCCAATAGGCAAATTAGATAGATTACATCTTACATTAAGAACACATAATCAAAAAAGTTCTAGTTCTCCAACTGGATTAACTGGTGGACCAGGATTTATTTATTCTTCTGGATGGCAAACTAATTTAGAATATGGTTTAACATTAGAAATTGAAACTTTAGAAAATTCATTTAATGATTATTCTTCAATTGAAACTAGAATTAATGGTAAAAATGGTGGTTTTTGGAATTCTGGATAAAAAACGAATTAGTTTAATGATAATATAATTAGAAATAAAAAATGGAACGGAGGCATTGTTTAACACAAAGACCTTCTGTTTTACCTCATAATACATTTTATCATCAAGCAATTTTAACTAAAAGAAATAAAGTTTTAGCTATTGCTCATAATTCAGTAGGATCAAGATCTCGTGGATGTGGTTATTCACATCAAACAATACATGCAGAACGTGCAGTTGTGAAAAATCTAGGAGATACTTCACAACTTCGTGGTGCTACACTAATTGTTTATAGATTTAATTCTTTGAATCAATTGCGTGATTCAAAACCATGTCCAGATTGTCAACTTTTCTTAGAAAAATGTATGAAAGAATATGGGTTACGTAAAGTTGTATATTCAATGGAAACTCCAATTCAAAATAAGAAATAAGAAATAAAATGGATTTTATTTAAGTATACTACTTTTTTATTAAAAATTCAAAAAAGATGGCTGAAGTAGATTTTGATAGTGAAACTGAAAATGTAAGAAATGAAAATCAAAATTTGAAAAATCAAGTTATTTATTTAAGAGAACAACTTACTAGAAATGAACATGAAATTAATCAACTTTATCAAGAAATTGAATTGTCAAGATCAATGTTAGCAGAAATTCGTAATGCTGCTCTTCAATGGCATAATCAAACAAAAACAGCTTATTATGCTGCACAAGTTGCTCTTGAAATTACTTGTCCTCTATAAAATCTATAAAGAAAAACGGAAAATAATCTTATAAAAATCTTTTTTTACAAATTCTCTCTAAGATGCCTTATTCACTTAATCCATCTTCTGAGAGTTTCAAGCCTTCAAAGTCTAGTCCATTAAATGAGATTGGTATATTGCGTGATGAAAATGCCTTTCTTAAAACTAAGAATGAATTTCTGACTAAACGTCTAGAAAATCTTCAAAAAGAAAGAGATTTGTTATTCGATATCTTCATTCGTGTTCGTGATTTGCTTAATAAAGCAACTCCTTACTTTAATTGGCCTATAGGCAAACTTCAATTACTTCTTTTAAGTATTGATAATATTATTAGGGCTTAAAAATCTTTTTTATTTACCTATATTTCCAAGCATTTCAAATGTATATATGAAAAATACACCAGTAAAAATATATAGTAACATATCTTGTGTTCCTGGAGTTTCTTGTCCATGTTGTAAAGAATCAAACATTTCAATTAATTTTTGCATTTTTAATTCATGTGATGCCATTTGATAATGTGGAGGAGCATAAGCAAATGAATGACCATCAGGACCTTGTTCTCCTGTAGAAAAATGTTCACGTTGTGTTACAGAACTTATTTTTTGAGGATTAAAATTGCTTTCTGATGAATCATCAGATATAGGTAATGAAGATGTTAAATCATCTATAGTTTTCTTATGCTTTTGAATAGCATGTTGACCACGATGTTGAGGGGTAGGAAAAGTTCTACCTTCTTTTTCAGAATCACGATGTTCAGGGACATGTTTAGATGAAGATAAAGGATGTTTTTTTGGCCATGGTTTATTTGGAAAAGCATCATCTAAACTTGTGAAGTTCATCTTATTTCAAATAGCATAGAAAAATTAACCCAGCTTGAAACAAATGAAAGTCGAATCTGAACATTTAGTAATTTTAGCAATTATTTGTTATATTGCTTTCTTAAGTCATCCTCCTCCTACATTTGTAACTATGGTCTTAGATCATCCTGTTGGACAATTATTAGTTTTAGTTGGTGTTGTATATGCATATATGAAAAAACCTTTAGTAGGTTTATTTTTAGGTATTGCTTATATTGTTAGTTCATATCCAACTTTAGAATATATGGATGAATCTAAACCTTCTACAGATAAAGATAGTAAAGAAAAAGAACAACCTAAATCTGGTGCACCAAAAGTTGATATGGCACAAATTGGTAAATTAGCACAAATGTTAGGTAAAGGTTCTAAATTACCAATGCAAAAAGGTAAGGATGTTACAGAAAAACCAGCTGAAACACAATCTGTAAAACCACATGTAGATCCTAAAGTTACTGAGAAATTTACTTCTTTTTAAGATAAAAGAAAATGGTTCTTAAACAGATTTATAACACTGTTGGTTTTTTAAATACTAATACAATGTTTGCTGGTATAATGTTATTAATTTTAAATGTAGGTGGAAGATATATTGTTCATGAGTTAGAAGGAACTGATGAAGAATATGCACAAAATATTTTTTTAAGAAGAGTAGCTATTTTTGCAGTATGTTTTATTGGAACTAAAGATCTTATAACTTCATTAATTTTAACTGCTTCATTCGTAATTTTAGCTGGAGGTTTATTTCGTGGATTAGGTCGTGAAGGTATGACTAATGAAGTTAAATCAGCTGTTGTATCTTCTGGAACAGCTCCTTATGGTGCTGCTCAATCTAATGATCCAGGATTATTTGAAAAAAAATAAATTAATTTATTCACGCAAAGCTCCTTCAGAAGGATGAACAGGAGGTTGATCCATAACAGATTTCTGTTCTTGCATTTCTTTTCTACGCTTTTCATTTTCTTTCTTTTGATCTTCAATCTTTTCATTCTTACGTTCATCAAAAAAGATATCTTTATTTACTTCATTTTCCTTATATTTTCTCATCATTTCATTCAATTCTTTTTCAGCATATTCAACTTCAGGCATTATATGTTCAGAAGGATCCCATGGAAGCCAACAACCAACTTTACCTAAATAAAGATTATCACGAGGATATTTCCGTTGAAGAACCTTAGAATACATTTGAGCTTCTTCAAGATTTGCAAATACACGACGAACTTTAACTCCACGTACATTAGTTTGAAATTCATGTTTTTCAGTAAATTCAGTATCTAGATCTTTTTCATGTTTTAGTAGAAAGGTTTCCCATTTTTCATGAACATCAGTTTTCTTAATTTCTTGTTCATGAACTTTCTTAAATTCAAACATATCATTCATTAAATCTTCAGTCTTCAAAGAATATTTCTTTGCAAGAAATGCCATTAAACTTTCAAGACCTGAAACTTTCCAATCTAGATCAAGCCATTCAAGAAATTTCTCATAATAAAATTCTTGTTTTTGTTTAATAACTTTTTCAGGTGAAATAAAAGATATGATCGCGTATCTTTGAGTAGGAATTTCAGAATCTTCTTCAAGATAATCAACTACTTTACCATCTTCTTCTCTTGGAAATGATTCAGGCATTTGTTAGTTATAACTAAGTTATATTAAAGTACTTTAACGCCGTCCACCAACTTTAGGAGTTTTTCCCATAGCTATTTTAAATTTATTACGTAATTCATCTTTCTTTTCTTTTGTTAATACATCTTCTGGTATTTTTTGAATTACTGAATTATTAAATGTATTCCATAAAGTATCCCATGGTCTTTCTTCAGTTATACCACTATTAAACTTTTCTCTAGTTTCATTAATTTCTTCAGTTGTTAAAGGAGAAAGTTTTAAAGCATCATTAAATATTTGACTTGCTTTTAAGATATCTGCTTCAGGTTTTTGTTCAAGTCTGGGTTCAGATCTGGGTTCAGGTCTAGGAGTAGGCACAGGTTTAGGAGTCACTGATTTACGAAAAAATTTAGTTACTTTATCATATGATGTATTAATAGCATTTCTAGATATATTTGATGAAACATCGCAATGTAATGTTATTAAAACATATAATTTAAAAAGTGAAGAAGTAAATAAAATTAGTTGTGAATAAATTTCATTATATTTTACTGTAGATTCTTTTGATTTATTATAAATATAATATAGTTCACCTACTATTAATAAAATTAAAATAGAACTAATTAATAATTTTGCAGATAAAGCTTTTTCTGAATTAAAAATACCATAAAGTAAAAAACAACCCATTAAAATATCAATTACAGTTGGAACTACAAAATTTACAAAAACTGGCATTCCTTCTGAAGCTATATTATCTGTTGTTAAATATGCATGCATAATACCATGATTTAATCCTAAAAAAATAACACCTAGAACTGTTAGAACTTCACCTCTCATTCCTTTATATCAGTATTAGGAATACATTTTCCAATACCTAAAGTTTGTTGTAACATTATTGGAGCTTTTTTATTTTTACCTGGACATTTTACATGTTCTTTACCTAAAATATGACCCATTTCATGTGAAATCATATATTGTCTATAATTTTCTAAATCTAATTTAGATTTTGGAGAACCATGAAACCATCGTTCTGAATTTAAATAAATATTATGACCACCTAAAACTGCACATGATAATTTCCCTCCTAAACCGCATTCTTTATCAATTGTAGATTGTGAACATAAACGTATTTCAACATCTGGATTTTCAGATTGTTCAAAATAATAACCATCTTGAGACCATCCATCAGGTGAATTTAAATAAAAATATATTTCAAGGTCAAATTGTCTTTCACCAGCATTATAAATTTTATATTTTTCTAAGACGTCAGAGTCAATTTTTGTTCGAAAAGTTTTCTTCATCCTTATTTTTATTCCTTCCCAAAATATAAAAATGGCTGATGCTCCTAAGAAATCTTCAATGATGCCTGATATGGGAGATCTTATGACTCGTTTAATTAAATATGCCTTAGAAGGTGTAGCTGTAGCTTTAGCTGCCTACGTTTTCTCTGGTAAATTAAAAATTGGTGAAATTGGTATGATTTCTTTAACTGCAATGGCTACTTTTGCTGTTCTTGATATTTATGCTCCTTCTGTAGGTGCTTCAGCAAGAACTGGTGCAGGATTTGGTATTGGTGCTGGTTTAGTTGGTTTCCCTGCTTAAAGTCATATTTGTAAATAAGTTATCAAGAGAATCATCATCTTCACAATCAACTAACCAAATTAAAAGTTTATTCATTTCTAAATAATTATGTAATGAAAACCAATTATAAATTTTAAATTCATCTTCTAATGAACACATTATTTCATTTAATTTTATAATGTTTTTATTAAATTCAGGATTAGATGATCTTACATCACTAAAATCACCAAAATATTCACGATATTCTTCTAGCAACATATTTTGCTGTTCAAACCATCCATAATGTCTAGTAGGTTTACCATGTTCTAATTCATTAATTAATGATTTAACATTCAAATATCTTTGATATGAATCTGTCATCTTAGTTTTTATTTAATTTTAGGAAATCATAAAATAAAAATCCATTTTAGAATATAATCTTAGAATATAATCTTAGAATATAATCTTAACAAAAAAAGAATTATTTACAATTTCTTCTTTTGATTTAGATTTTTTATACTTAGTTAAAATTTTATCTTTTACTTCTGTAAATTTGCTTTTTGATAAAAATTGTTTTTCTGTTTCAACATGTTGTATAGTAAATGATTGTCCAGGAACTATAATAATTTCATCAATTGGCTCATCTACAACATGAAATAAAAAATTATCTATTGTATCTTTATCTATTTTCATTTCATCAAACGAAAATTTATTTTTAAAATAAGCATATAATTTAGGAACATTAATTTGATCTACTCGCTTCAATAAATTAAATTCTAAAAAAATATGTGTTTGTTTTTCAGAGACATACGGATTTCTTTGATGTTTAAAAAATTCTACATCAGACATATGTAATGCAAATTCCATATCAAGTGTAGTAGATATTAATTGTTTTATTTCTCGTTTACCAAGTTTAATAAGATCATCTAATATTTCAGGAAAAGAATTATTATAAGGAAATGCATTTCTAAATACATCTAAGTATTTATTTTCACGCTCTTTAGTAGTATATGGAGTATTACGAAATTGAATACCTCTATATGTAACTATATGTTGATTAAATCCTAATTTTTTATTTAATTTAGCCAATTCAAGAAATGGTTTTGCTGTTTCATTAAATAAAGATGTTCCAAAATCTTTTCGTAATTTAGAATTAATTGTAATATAAAAATTTTCATGGCCACAGTAAAGAATTAGATTTTTATACATTTCTAGCTCATCCATTTATATACAAAATACTTAATTATTTAATGAAAGAGAAAATCCCTAAAGCATTAAGAGAACAACTATGGTTAAGAGATATTGGTAAAAAATATGAAGGAAAATGTCGTATAGTATGGTGTGAAAATAAAATATCAGTATTTGATTTTCAATGTGGTCATGATATTCCTGAATCACATGGTGGAGAAACTATTTTGGAAAATTTAGTTCCTATATGTTCACGATGTAATTTATCTATGAGTAACACTTATACAATTAAACAATGGAATCTCTTATCAAAACCAAAAACTTTATGGCAGAGATTCCTGAAATTTCTAAGACTTACCAAGTCAGATATAAAGGAAGATGGTATTCAATCATCCCAAAAAAATATGAACCAGAAAGACAAACATTCCAGATCGCCTGGAAAATGATTATTGAAGAAAAAGATTCTTATAAAACTTATCGTGAATGGTTCATTGAAGAACAAGAAAATGCAAAATTATTATATGGTTTTTCTATCTAATTCTAATTATAATAATGAACCAATATTTACAAATTTTATTAATTGTTCTTGGAACTTTTTTAATAATTGTTGGAACTTGGTATTATTGGAAAGGTTATTATCCAGGTTCATCTTATGTTATAGAAGAACCTCCTATAACTAGAAATGGTTTAGATGAAGGACAAGCTAAATTTATGTATTTTTATACTACATGGTGCCCATGGTCACATAAAGCATGGCCTAAATGGAATTCTTTTAAACAATTATTAAAAAATAATCCTGGAAAATATGGTAATCATGAAATTTTATTTGAAGAAATTAATTGTGAAGCTGATAAAGGTAAAGCTGCCTTATATAAAATTAATGGATATCCAACTTTTAAATTAGCTACAATTGAAAAAACTTATGTTATGCAAGGAACACCTGATCCATTAACTTTTGATGTTTTCTTAAAAGGAACTTTGGGAGAAAAATCTTCTAGTTAATTCGGATCCTTTAACAATCATTTCTTTACGTTGTTTATCAGAAACATCTGAAATTCCAGAAGGTAAACTATAATATAAATTAATATTGTTTTTATGAGGGTTTTTCTTTCTTTCATAAATACATGTAATTTTATAAAGACCATATAAAAATTCTAAATGTGATATTTTTGAAATATTTTCTGGTGTTAGTTTAGGATCATCATGAACTATTGATAAACATAACGTTTTTTCTTTATCTATAGGAGGCACAAAATCTAAAATAATATTTGTTAAATAACCACCATCAATATATAATGAACCATTAATTTCTTGAGGACAAAATATTAAAGGAATACAACATGATGCTCTTAAAGCTTTAATTACTGGAAAATTACCTTGAAAAATAGTTAATTCTTTTTTTGTAATATTTGTTGCACATATTTTCAAGGGTATTAAAGCATCTGAAATTTTTTTATTTCGTAAATCTATATTTTCATCTAAAAATGTTTTTACTATAAAATTTTCAAACAAATCCATTTCAAATAAACCTTTTTTAGTTAAACATGATGTTAAACCATTTAAAGATAAATTTCCAAAAAATGTATCATTAAATGAAGAAAATTTAGCAGACATATTTTCTATTTGAATTGAATTTAATCCAAATGCTATACCAGTAGCATATAATGAACCAACAGAACATCCATAAATACCATTAGAAAATAATTCAATTAATTTACCTTTTTCTTCTAATACTTTTATAGCTCCTACATGTAAAATTCCTTTTGTTCCACCACCTCCTAAAGCAAGAATTTTATATATCATTTTAGTAATAAGGTAAGAATGATGAAAGCCAGAGAAATTTGGGATGAACAAGAAGAACATAAATTATATAAATTAGCTGCTATGAAACCTATTCTTTCACAAATTGAAGGTAAAGTACGTCAACAAGCTATTGCAAATTCTAATGCACCATATATTTTATTTGAAGTTCCTTCTTTTGTATTTGGTTATCCTTTATTTAACTTTAAAGATGCAATTAAATATCTTTTAGATGAATTATTAAAAGCTGGATTTTGGGTATGGAATGTAGAAGAAAAATATTTATTAATTTCATGGTTAAAACCTGTAAAATCAAGAGATTTAGGTAAACCTATTTTAACTACAAATTATCGTCCTTTAGTATATGATAATGTTTTTATGCAGTAATAAATAAATGAAACGTATGACAACTAAAGAAACTACATTTGTAACATTAAATTCTGCTTTATTAGCAATATGTTATACATTATTAGGTGTTTTAGTATCCTTTATTTTATATTATTTATTTGATGAATTTAATAAAGAGTGGGAAAAAAGACCTTTATGGTATCAAATATTAGATGTATCATTAGAAATTTCTATTTTATCTGTAATTGCTTTTTGGTCTGCACATATAATTGAAGTAATTCCACCAGTTTTTCCAGTTCGTAAAGAATTAGATATTTTAGTTGATTCATATATATCTGGTATTTTCTATGTATTTGCTGTATTTTTATTTATGGATGATTTAACTAGTAAATTAAAATTTTTATTTAATCAACATTTTGGTGAACATTTTGATAAATATCTTCCTTCTAATGGATTATTATCTAGATTATTTCCTTTAAAAACGAATTAAAGTTTTGACGTTCATTGATTTTTAATAATAATGGATTGTAAACATGAATTTGTTCCAGATGAAGGTGAATATGTTTGTCATAAATGTGGTTCTATAGGTGATCGTGTAATTGATGAAGCTGCAGAATGGCGTAATTATGATAATGGTAAAGATGAATCTTCACGTGCAGGTTTTACTACATCAGATTTACTACCTGAATCATCTTATGGTTCAATTATATCTTTTAGAGGAATATCATCAACAAATACTAAAATGAAATCTTTACAAAGATTATCTACATGGTCTGTTTCATCAAATTCTGAACGTTCATGGTTAGGAATATTTGATAATATTACAACAGCATGTAATTCTAAATCATTACCAAAATCTATTATTATGGATGCATGTGGATTTTATAAACAAATGGAAGATGCACAAAAAGTTAGAGGTGAAACAAGACGTGCTTTAATGGGTGCTGCAGTTTATACTGCATGTCAACAAAATCAAGCTGGTAGAACACATGAAGAAATTGCTGATTTATTTAGAGTTTCGATACGAGCTTTATGTAAAGCAGTTCCTCGATTTTCTAAAAATGAAAGTTCAGTTTTAGAAACTCAATTAGGTATAGCAGAACGTTTAAGTTCAGCCTTAGAATTAAATGATAGACAACGTGATTTGATTTTCATGAAATTACATGAAATTTCTTTAAAATCTGAAGATGAATTTGAACATACACCTAAAACTATTGTTGCTGGTGTAGTTGCACATATTATGGGATTAAAAACAAAACAAGAAATGACTAAAGTATCTGAACATTCTGGAGTTTCTTCGTTGTCCATATATAAATTAGTTCAAAAGATTTAAATAAATGAGTTTTCCATTTGCAACAACAGATTTAAAATTATCAACAGTTCTTACAGCTTATGGAATTACAAATGGAAGTATGAATTCTTTACGAGGAGTAACTGTCTATAATTCAAATGGAACAACTATAGTAGCACCACAAACTGGAAATTTTCCTTTATTACAAACATTTGGAGGAAGATTTTCATTAAATCCAGTATTATTTACTGTTACTATTTCATCTACTGGTAATGTTACAATTCCTTCTCCTGCTACAGGAAGACCTCCACCTGTTGCATTTTTCCTAACATTAGCTGGTGGAGGTGGTGGTGGCGGAGGTGCAGGTGGTGATTATAAAACTAATATTCTTGGAATAGATGTATTTAGAGCAGGTGGACAAGGCTGTGGAGGTGGTGGTGGTGCATATTTACAAACAACTAGAATTCCATATACTTCAGGAAATAATATTACTGTGAATTCTATACCAACAGGTGGAAATGGTGGACAAGGTGGATTTGGTGGGAATGATACATCTGATGGTTCAGGTGGAAGTTCAGGAGTATCTGCTAGTGTAACATACCAAGGTCAAACATTTATTGCAACTGGTGGATCCGGTGGAAATCCAGGATTTAAAGGACAATCTGGTGGAGGAGGTTCAGATGCTAATCAACCTGTTGCAGGTGGGTCATTTTCAGGAACAAATATAAGTGATAGTTCTAACGGAAGTGTTGGTGTTGTGCGTACTGGTGGCACATCAGGAGGTGGTAGAGTTATTGGTAAAGGAGGTGATGGAGGACAAGGTGGATCTGGTTCTCCTGGAACTTCGGGAACAATATTAATTAGTTGGTATTTTTTTTAACTTCTTTAAGTTCTTTAAGTTCTTTAATAGCTTCAATTAATAATCCAATTATATTTCCATAAGCTACAGATTTTATTTGTTCAGGTGATTCATCAGTATAAACAACTTCTGGTAAAATTTCTTCAATTTCTTGAGCAATTAAACCTATATTTCTTTTTTCTGAACCATTTCTTGTAAAATATACTCCACGTAATTTTGAAACTTTATCTAATGCAGAATCTACTGTTTGAATATTTTGTTTTAATCGTTTATCTGAAGTTGCAATTAAATCTTGACCAGTAATAGTTCCACTAGCAACAATATTTCCAGCACCTGGTGCTGGTAGCATACTAGGACTAATTGTTAATCCAGAATTTCCAATAATATTTCCAACAGAGTAAATTTGTCCTCCAGAAAAAACTCCATCTGGACAATTTATTGGAACATATGCAGCACCTGGAGTTGTATATGATCTAAATAATCCACCTTGTGGTATATTTGAATAAGCAGTAATTACTGAACCATTTATTGTACTATTACTTGTAATATCATTTGAAGCATAAACACTATTATTTCCTGCTCCTGTAATTTTACCTGAAATTGTTAATCCAGCTGAAACTGTTAGACCACCTGAAACAGTTTCATTTCCATTAACTTGTAAAACATCTGGTTCTAGTCCTGGAGTAACTAATTCAATTACATAATATGGTGTTCCACCTTGTCCACCAGAACCACCAAAACTATATTGACCTGCAGAATTATAAGTTCCATAAAATGGAGTTAAACCTGAACCTGCTCCAATAATACCTGAAAATCCAGTTGAAATTAATGCTAAACCAGCTCCACCACCACCTCCACCAGTTCCACCACCTCCACCTTGAAATCCACCACCACCACCTTGTGAACCACCTATTAATGAAGAACCATTATTACCATTATAACTTACAACTTGTGTTTGAACTTGTATAATTGAATTAGGTGCAATAGAAATTGGATCTGTAATTTTTACACTTGGTGCTATTACAGAACCTAAACTTCTTGAAAAATTAAATGTTAAACCACCTGAAAAATTAATTTGAATTCCTCCTGTAATACCAAAATCTTCAAATTGTGTTCCATAATTTACTTTTAAAGTTAATCCAGTCAAACCAATTGAAAAAGTTTGTCCAATTAATAATTGATCAATACCTGAACCATCACCTGTAAAACTTCCACTAACATATCCACTTTGAAATTGTTGATTTGTTAGTAATGGATTATTTATAAATGTTCCACCACTAGCTTGTCTTGGAAAAGTTGTTGATGTTATTGAACTTAATGGTAATGATAAATCTAATATACCAAAAGTTATTCCAGTAAATGAATATGAAGAATTTTCAAAAGTTACTCCATTAGTTTGAAAAACCATAGTTGATCCAGGTGGAAAATAATATGTTGCAAATGATGTTCCAATAACATTTGGAATTACACCATATCCTAAAATTTTTGTTCCTGGTGATAAATATCCAGTTAAACCATATTCTACTCGAATATTATTAAAAATTCCAGATTGAGCAATTGCAGTTGTTCCTAATCTATAATTAAATCCAATAGTTCCATTTGTTTCATTTACTGCAAAACTTCCTCCTAATCCACCAGTTACACCATTAATAGCAGAAAAACCTTGTCCATTGTAAGAACCACCTGGTTCACCATAAGCAGCTCCTACACCTCTAGAACCACCTCCACCACCACCTGGTGCTATAGCTGCAGTAATTCCATTAACTAATAATCCTAATGAATTACCTCCACCAGGTGTGCTTGCAATATTATTAAATGAAAATGTAATTCCTTGACTTCCAGCAGTAATTCCATTAACTTGAACAAATCCACCTGCTCCACCTCCAAAACCAGATAAACCAGCACCACCACCACCATATAAATATAAATTATATGTTGCTCCAGATGTTCCATAATAAATTGATTGAGTTACAGTTGATGCTCCTAAAACTCGAACTCCTCCTCCTGAATTATTAGGATTTATTATTACTTTTCCATTAGGAATATCAAAAGTTGTTAAAACTGGATTACCTGAACCACCAGAAATATTTAATGGAAATGATGAAGCATTAGTTCCTAATGATTGAATAAAATTTTGATTAGAAAATGGTACTAAATTTATAATTCCATTTGAATATCTTGATGATATATATGGTGTAACTAAGGTTGGAAAACCACCATCATAAGTATATAAATGATTTCTATACGTTGGTCCTTGAGAAGAATATAACATTAATTGTCCAGTTGGTCCAACTATATTTCTAGAATTTAAAACTGTTGATGATTGTAATCCTGTAGAATCAAATACTGCATAAGCACCTGAAACACCTGTAATTGGTGCACCACCACCACCTTGTGAACCAGTATAATTTATAGTAAATGTTGAATTATTTCTATTAACACTAATAGAATTACCACCTACAACTGAAATATTAGATGAAATTGTATATGTATTTCCTACAATTGAAGCTACAATTCCAGTTCCACCTATAATTCCTGTTAATGGTCCTGTAGGACCTGTAACTCCAGGTTGTCCAGTTGGAATTAAATCATATTGTAAAGCATGTAATCTATCTACAAAAATATCGGGGATTCGTATTCCAGAACTTCCAACTGATTTTCCATAATAAGTATCTACATTAGCAATATCAACAGCAACTTGATAACCTGTTAATCCATTATTAATAATCTTTGGATTAACTAAATGTTCTAATGAATTTGCCATCGAAAATGGATTAGGTTGAGTCATCCTCTTATATTCTTAAAAGTTTTAAAGCATTTAATTCCTTATCGCGTCTTAAAAATAAGAAGAATGGAGCCCATGTTTGATTCTACTTCTACTACATTGGGTGAACGTTACACTTTATTCCCTATCAAACAAGAAGAACAAGTTTTACTAAAACTTTATAAACAAGCTGTAGCTTCTTTCTGGCCTGTAGAAGAAGTTGATCTTTCAAAAGATAGAAAAGATTGGGAATCACTTTCTACAAATGAACAACATTTTATTAAAAATATTTTGGCTTTCTTTGCTGGTTCTGATGGTATTGTTCAAGAAAATCTTGCTTCAAAATTTCAAGTTGAAGTTCAATCACCTGTTGCACGTCTATTTTATGGTCTTCAAAATGCTATGGAAGGTATTCATTCAGAAATGTATTCTCTTCTAATTGATCAATATATTAAAGATTCTCAAGAACAAAAACATTTGTTTCGTGCTATTGATACTGTTCCTTCTATTAGAAAGAAAGCTTTATGGGCTCTAAATTGGATGAATGTTCAAAAATCTTATGCACATCGTCTAGTAGCATTTGCATGTGTTGAAGGTATATTCTTTTCAGGAGCATTCTGTTCTATATATTATTTTAAAAAGAGAGGTCTTCTTCCAGGATTAACATTTTCAAATCAATTAATTTCTAGAGATGAAGCTTTACATACTGAATTTGCTATTGAAATGTATAAACTTATGGAAAATAAATTAACACAAGTAGAAATTAGTAATATTGTTGATGAAGCTGTTCAAATTGAAACTGAATTTATTTGTGATTCATTACCTTGTTCTTTAATTGGAATGAATGCAAAAGATATGACAACATATATTCAATTTGTTGCTGACAGACTATTACTTCAATTAGGCTGTCAAAAACTTTATAATTCTACAAATCCATTTGATTTTATGGAATTAATTTCTTTAGAAGGTAAAACTAATTTCTTTGAAAAAAAAGTTTCAGAATATTCTAAACCTGGTGTTGGTATTTCTGTTGAATCAATGAAAATTAAATTCGATGATGAATTTTAATTTTAATAAGTATTTCTTCCTGGAATTTTAGGTTTAGTGTGTATACCAGGAATATAATTATATTTTTTAATACTTCTTGCATCTACAATTTTAGTTTTAGGATTTGGTAAAAATTTAGTTATACCTGAGGTAGTAACTTGTGGTTGATAAAGATGTGTTATTACTTTTTCACCTATACCAGGTTGACGTGCTTGTAAAGAACGTAATCTTTGCATTTGAATAAATTGTGAAACATCAGCAGGCATTTCTTTTACGTTTATTAAGAGATTGTTTTATCTTTGAAACAAATTAAATGAGTAACTTTTTAAATGTTAGTGTATTAGTTTTAGCTACTATGGTTCTTATATTAGCTGGTATGTTAGGATATTTATATTGGCAACAAAATAAACTTATGAGAGCTATGACATCTTTATCTGGATTTGTTCAATCACAATTTACTCCTCCTTTAGCTGTTGATGAATCTCCAGAAACACAACCTGATCCTCAAGAAACACATCATCAAGATGATCAAGATGATGAAGATGATGAAGATGATGAAGATGATGATTCTCAAGATGATCGTGTTTCTGTAGAATTAGTTGAAGAATTAGTTGAACAAAAAGTTGAACAAAAAGTTCAAGTTCCTGAAGTTCCTGCAAAAGCAGAAGCAGAAGCAGATAATGATTCTGATGTAACTTCAAAAACTATGCCACAATTACGTGAAATTTTAAATAAACGTGGTATTCCTTTTGGTAAACGTGATTCTAAAAGTGTGTTAATAGAACTATTAAAAGCATCATCTTAATTATAATTATAAAATAAAGATGAAATTTCATTTAAAATCTTTAGATTCACTTGCAGGAAATTATAAAAAAGTTCTTGTATTTGATTGTGAATTTTGGCATGTTATGAAAAAATCAAGAGATCGTTATTTTACAACAGTAAATAAAGAAAATTTCTTTTTTATTCCAAGAGAAATTGGTGGATTTCTTCTTGAAAAAAAAGGAGATGAATGGGAATTAAATAAACCTTTTTTTGTTACATTAAGTAAACCACCTAGAGATACAGTTTTACCTATTTCACATTATTCTACAGTAACTCCACAAACAGGATGGAAACTTGATGCAATTGAAAAAAGATTAGGTTTATCATGGGGTCAAGCTTTTTATACAAAATTAAATGAAGCAGGACAAAAAGCTTATAATGAAGGTATGGAAATTTATAATGCTGATGAAAATATTAAAACACATCATCAAGATAATTCATGGTATTCTACATTTATAAAATTATATTCTGATTGTTTAATTGTAGTTAAAGGAACAGGAGATATAGAAGCTTTAAAAAATGCTTCAGTCTTATATAATTTTAAATATAAAGAACCGCTTGAAGTAATTGATATTGCAGAATGGAATGAAGAAAGTATAAGATTATGTTCAACTGCAAAATTAGCTGGAAGTTTTGATTGTATAAAAAAAGATTTAGATGAAGAAACTAAAATTTTAGCTGATTATCTTCCTCTTGAAAAAGCACATGATCCATCAACTGATGCTTCAATGACTATTTTAATTGCTTTATATATTGAAAGTCAAAAACCATAAATTTCTAATGATATTGTGGATCACCTGGTCCATCAAACTTACGTTTATTAAAACACAAACATAACATGAAAACACCTAGAAATGGAAGTAATATTGCTGCTGGCATATTTACCTCATATGATTTAACGAAAGATTCAGCACTAATATTCATTGTGCTTTTTGAATTATCTTAAATCTTACTAATGAAAAATAATCCATTTTTAAGGCAAGAATTCACGGAATCTACATGTATAAGCATCAATATTCCTAGAATAATTTGCTACTAGAAGTTGAACGCGTGGGTCTTCATTATCCATATTTTCTTGAATCCAAGTTTTCAACTTAATCATGTATTCACTACAAGTTTTTGCCCATTGAATTTTATCTTCCTTGTACTGTAGCATATGCTGAGAGTTAGGATCAATAAAAGCTGGATTGAAAATTTGTGGTGTTCCACTATACCTTGAACAATATGGACCTAATGGCCATGGTTCACTTGGCATATCTCCAGGAAATCCTGCAGGTCGTGTAAGATTAAGAGGTGGAGGATAAGCCATTGGGACTTTTTGTAAAAATTATTCTTCTAATATAAAAATATCCGTTTTTACATTAGAATATAAATAAAACAATGATTATCTCATTTGATGTAGGTTTAAGAAATTTAGCATTTTGTATTTTAGATAAAGGTCCAAAAATTAAAGAATGGGGTGTAATAGATGTTATGGCTGAAGGTTCAGGACAAACAGCTTCTTGTTTTAAATGTAAGAAACCAGGATGTTGGAAATCCCAAGACAAATATGCTTGCACGAAACACAAGGGTCAGACATTTACAAAGACTTCACTTATGAAGAAAACGTTGGAGATTCTAAAGAAAGAAGCAGAGACATTGAAATTAAATCTACCATCGAACAAAAAAGACCTCGTAAATGGATTGTATTCTCATTACTCTGTATTTGTTTGGAAACGATGTATCAAATCTTGTAAAGCTGGTTCTGTAGTAGATTTAGCACCTTTAATATCAAAAGCTTTAAAAGCAAGAACTTCTTTATGGACTGGTGCATCAGAAGTTATATTTGAACAACAACCTGATAAAAGAATGATGGCAGTTCAAGCTATGATGCATATGTGGTTTGTATGTCATGGTTATCCAGTTAAAGGTGTTTCTGCTACACATAAATTAACTAATATTATTACTATAGAAGATTCTACTAAGACGTATAGAGGTAGAAAAAAAACTGGTATTTTACATACAGAAAAATTATGTCCACCTGAATGGCTTGATTTTTTTAGAAAACATGATAAAAAAGATGATTTAGCTGATTGTTTTTTACAAGGTTTATGGTATCTTACAAAATAAACCTTTGTCTCAAAGTCCTACAAATATAATAATAAGATGTACGATGTGAGTTCAATGTTCTTCTAAGATGATTTTCACCTTGAGAAACAAGATATTCAAGTCGAATAATTTCATACCAGATACGATCTTGTTCTTCATAAAGTCTATTATAACAACCAAACTTTTTTCCATTTCTGGTCATTTTTAGTATTTTTAATAATAATAATTATATTGAAAAAATTCCATTTTAATTTGTCATTTCTTGAATTATATCAAGTCCTGCATCCCATGCAACTTCATCACAACCTCCAGCAGTATCTAGAAAATCATCGTCTGGATTATCTACTAAAAGTTTTTTAATAGTTAATAGCTGAAAATTTAGCCATTTATTACTACCAAATCTACCAATGAGATCTATAGGATTTTTAGTTGGAAAGTCTTCTTGAATAGATTCAAGATAAGACTGATAACACATATTAAGAATGCTAGTAATGTTTTCTATAACTCTTCTTTTAATGATAAATTCTTTCCATTCTTTATTATCAGACATAGTTAAGACTTCAGCTTTGATGTCAATTGTAGGTATGTTGATAGGTGGTTTTGGAGTAAGTTCAGCAATTTCTGCTTTAATTTCAGCTAATTGTTTATGTAGTTCACATAGACGTTCTTGAACTTTAGACTCCATTTTAGTTAATTAGTTAATTTATTTACATTATTAAAAAAATATTCCGTTTTGCGTTCAAGTTTATAGAAGAAGATATGATAAAATAGTAAATGGAAGTTGTAGGTTTAGATTTATTAACAAATCCAGCAATGTCAGGTGATTCTCTCCCAAATTTAGATAATTTTGTATTACCTGAATTTAATGATGCTCCACGTATAGTTCCTTCAGTTGAATCTACTGGACCAACTGAAACTTGGAATGGTGTTCAAAATTTAAATGCAGATACATTTATTCCTTCTCAAACTAGAATGTCTGATGAACATGTTCAACGTAAAAAATATGAAACTTTAAGAAAATTTGATAGATTAGCTAAATTAGGTGTTCCTTTAAGAAAAAGATTTACTTTAGATTCATCTTTAGAAGAAATGGAGATGGAATTAGATTTTATCAGAAAAGAAAAAGATATGGATAGAAGTGTTCAACAATTTTCTGAATGGTTTGTTACTGGTATGGGTGGATTAGAATGGTCATCTAAAAATGTAGGTATGGTAAAAGCATTTGGTTTACAATTAGATGGTCTTTCTGAAGCTGCACAAATGAAAGTTGGTGATATGGAAGAAGATTTTGAAGAATTATATGATTTATATGGTGATAAACTTAGAATGCATCCTTTAGTACGTATTCCTATTAGAACTTGTATGATGGTATATATGGTTCATTTAACTAATCAAATGGTTCAAAAATCACCTATTCCAAATATTGATCAAATTTTAAAAACTAATCCTGATATTGCTCGTCAATTAGCTACTGCTGCAATGCAATCACAATCTGCTCCTCAACGTCAACAACCTAATATGTCTAATTCTGGTGGTGGTAATCCTTTAGATGGTTTAGCTAATTTTATGAGTTCTATGGTTCCACCTCCACCACAACAAAGACCACAAACTATTAAATCACCTGTAAAAATTCAACGTCCTCAACAACCACAACCTCCACAACCTCCACAAACACAAATGAAACCTCCTTCTTTACCACCTGATATTTCTGAATTATTGAAATCTGTTGGTGTTCCACAAAGAGAAGAAAAGAAAGTTGTTATGACACAACCAGCTAAAAAAGGTGGTTCTACAGGTAAAAACTCTGTAAGTATTAAACTTTAACGAGGATTTACAATACAAAGTTTCTTATTTTTATTAAAATAAATTGAAGAAGCTTTTATTTCATAACATGATTCTTCATCAACAAGATGAATATAAACATTTTTAATAAGTTTACAAAGATGCATAATACATTCTAAATCATCAGTATACATTTCATTAATACATTGTTTATTCCATTCAATAAAATCATTATAATTCATATTATTCCAGAATTCATCATATGAGAAATCTTTAATTCTTTTAAAAGTATATTCATCAATAATAGTGTTAAGTAGAATATCCATTTGCTTTTTTTTACAAATGTTTGAAAACAGAAAAAAATCCATTTTTAGTAAGATTAATGCAAATCAATACAAATAATTATAGAATCATCTTCTACAACTTTTCCTTCAACATTAACATAACAACCAAAAGTTGAAATATTATTTGTATAAGATTTTTGTAATTGCAAATTTACATTATCATTTATCCAATCAATGTAAATCTTACGTGCTAATGGTGACATTTCAACATATTTGTTTGCATGTGTTTTAACAAAGCTAATTTCTTTTCCATCTTCCCAACCAAGTGGAAATGTTTCATATTCTGATGTACCAAATGGTCCAGTCCAGCGTATAAAACTAATAAACTTAATTTGAGGTAAAAGAGGAAATAAATCTTGCATGGTAAATTTTAAAATTAAAAATAATATAAGAAAAAATTCCGTTTTAACATTTTATTCTTAATTTTATTAAGTAAAATGTTTCATTCTACAAGATTATTAGAAGTTCAAAAAACTATTTCAGAAGATTTAGAAAGAATTAAAATTTATGATTCTGTAAAATTATATCTTTGTTGGTATGATCAATTTTTAGTTTCTGAAGAAGAATTTAATGGACAATATCCTTGTTCAGATAAAAAAGTTTCTCTTGAAGAAGTTATTGCAATTATTAATTTAGTATTTAAAAAACCATGTATAATTAGACATAATGTTATTGTTAATCCTATTCCTACTGCTTTAGTTTTAACAAAAAGAGGAGATATTGAAGAATATGTTGAAATATGTCTAATCAAAAATTTATAATTTTAATAAAAAATAAAAAAAAACATAAAAATGTATGCCTACATTTATACCAAAATTAAATTACTAGCTAGGTAAATTTAATTTTTAATTTATCTTTGAAAATTTTATAAAGTCATTCTTTTTTTCGTTAAAGAAAACGAGTAAATCTGGTCATAGTTTACTAACAATTGTTTTACAACAAAGCTCTTCAATAATATAGTATTGACACAATATATTGCCCCTCCTTCGCAATATATAAATAACTAACTTCATAGTTCCTTTTACCAATGATTTTCGACAGTTCATTAACTGATTTGTGGCTCGTAATCCAACGCACACAAATAATATTACACATTTAAGAGTTCTTATATTCTAATTTTTGTAATCCTTATTACTTTGTAAGATCAAAGTATTTCCAGAATTTATTTTTAAATGTTTAAATTTTATTTAATTTATAAATTGTCTTTTAAAGGGCAAAATATTAAACTAATTTCAAATTTAAAAGTTTAAGAATAAACTCTAAAAATATTTCTTATAATAAAAAAAGATTCCGTTTTCTACACAATAGTCAATTCTGATAACAAAGATACAAGCTCTTTGCCACTAGATGGAGGTTTAAATCCATTATCACTAAATAGATTCTGCCAATGAACAAGTATTTCAAATACATGTTCAGTATCAGTAAGTCTATGTTGTTGTGTAGGAACAACTTCTTTTGTTTTCCAATTGTAGAAGCGAACAATTCTTTCTTTACCAGTATCATCAATAATGTCATCAACAATGACAGTATGATTTTTTGGTACAAAGTAAGAAACTCTCTCTGTTGAGAAATCAAAAGTAACAACTTCTTGATCACCTCGCAATTTAGAAGGAAGTGTAAACTTCATTCTGGGAAATTCAATTCTTTTTATTTTACATTAAAAAAATCCATTTTCTTTCAAATTCTTTCAAAATCTTTCAAAATCTTTCAAAATCTTTCAAAATCTTTCAAAAAAATAGTCTATCCGAGGATTGCACACGGGACCCCCCGCTCATAAGACGGGTGCTCTACTACTGAGCTAATAGACTAATTTTTATAGTCTTAGTATGTGTAAATGAAAAAACAAGAAATAAATTCTTGTCAGTTCAACATGCATTCAATTCATCACTGAGCTCCCTGTTTTTTTCACTGGCTCTCAGAATGAGAGAGAGAAGGGGACATGATGGGCGTGTGTTGTAGTTATTCCAGGCATTCACATAGAAGTCATACATGAATTCACTACCATAGAGAGGGAGAGCTCTATCTTCTGCCATACTCAATTGAGCACTTGATATCTCCAGCCTGATATGTAAATCAGGAGAAGAATCACGTTGTTCTTTTGGCATACTAGCATACTTGAGCTTGAAATCTGAAGCAGCTTTGTTGAAGTTGGAGATGGCACTTGGGCTTCTTTTGTTATCCCACCACTGCTCATAAGCATCATGAAGACGAGTTCTATACTCATACGTCCAGTGATTGTCATCACTGTAGTATTGATTCATGTTTGGATGTTTCAAATATAATTTTCTATAATAAAAAATTCCATTTTTTCAAAAAATGAAAAAACAAGAAATAAATTCTTGTCAGTTCGAAAGGCATAGAGTTGTTGTAGCTCACTCCCCACCACAGACACTCTCAAGGGCGCTTTTAACGCGAAGGACACGCAAGTCATCAAGTTCGTGAGTAATTCTCAGGACTTCGTTCTTGGCCCTACTAACTCTAGAGAGAAGATGGAGAGAGGAGCAGGAAGAAGGGGAGAGAAGAGAGACGGGGAGGGAGAGGGAGGGAGAGAGAGAGAAGAAATCAGCCATAAACTCTGCGCCAAAGACAGCGCGAGCCTTTTTTTCTGCATAGTTCAACTCAGCAGATACTATCTCCAACACGAACTGGCGAACAGGAGACAAATTCAAGGGGTTGGCACAAAGCCTGCCCTTCAAATCTAAAGCAGCCTCATGGAACTTCATGATAGCGCTTTCGCTTTCCTTGTTATCCTCCTTCTCCTCAAAAGCATCATGGAAACGAGTCTTCAAGAGAGAAAGGGGAGGGGGGGAGAGGGAGAG